ATCGTGGCGGACGCTGGAGCACGGTCACAAGGTGCAATGGCAGGTAGTGCTATCGCTGCTGGTGTCGCAGTTCCCGCCGTAATCAATATCCCATACATCGGATGGTTGGCTGCAGGATGGGCAACTTTGTTAGGAACCAACGTTGGATCTGAAGTAGGATCAGAAGTCGGGCAGGTATTTAACGATTGCTAGGTTTTTTTTAATATGGATATTCTTATTAAAGATATTGGTATTGACAATGTAAATATCCCTGACATTCAGGTTTATCAACCACCTGGATGGACAACAAATCCTTCAGCAATATTCACTGCTCCACCAATCACACAAGAGATCGGTGTGCCTATTGTCAACATACCTGGGTGTGTGGAAGCACATGAACAAAATACCACTAGAGAAAGGAGTGGTATTATTGGTGAAGATGATCCTAAGGGTGTAAAGACTTTTTGTGATGCTGGTGTGCCATCTTTTGGTCCGATTGATTACAACCCAGATGAATTAGAGTACAACTATCAACCACCTGTTCCAAAAGTAGCACCAACACCAGAACCAAAAGATATACCAAAACAAAAACCAACAGAAAATCCACCACCAAAGTGTCCTACTAGGGAACAGGAATTAAAAAACCCTATAGGAAAAATCCTAGAGGGCAACAAAAAAATTACTGGTTACGAACAGATCGGAAAAGAGTGTTTGATGGTAACGGAAACACTTGATGTTCGAGATCAGATTGTTTTAAATATACCTAATACAGGTAAAGTAACTGCCACTGCATCTATTGCTGTTGTTGCAACAACATCTGCTCTGTTGGCAAAACCTTTAGCGGATCTTCTTATGAGAGTTGTAAGACCAACCACGAAGAAGATTGTTAAAAAGATTGCTGCTATCAGGGGGAAGACCGCAAAGGTCGAGTCTGTAAGGGACCGCCGAGATGAGCAGCGTCAGAGGAGTGCTGCAATTCGGGCATTACGGTTGATGAAGAAGAAGTGATAGGTCGAACTTGTGGAATACTGTGACGGTGTGGTTTAATTACATTCACGCCTTGCACCATTACATCAGCACAAATCTTTGCCATTTCTGTCCCAGGTTTAAAATATATTCCACGTTGCATTAGTTCGCCACAATTCTTAAGTCTGGCAATCTCAAAATCAAGGCGCTTATTTGCAGTCAACTGTTGTTGCAATGCAATCTGAGTTGCTGCAGCTTCTTTACATTGATCCTGTAACTTTTTATCTGTTGGTGTACTCCAAGTCATTGAAAAACCAACAGAGAGATTATAATTATCTTTCTGTCCCGTTCTGACTGGATCATAAAATTGCACAGAACCAGGATTATCTAAAATACCATCTCCAATTGGATTGCCTTCATCATCGAAGGCGCCAACATTATCACTCATATCATATACAGGACTGTCATAATAATCTTCAAAAGGTTTTGATGCCGATACACTTCCTGTTACAAATGGGGTGAAATTTCTTGTAGGACCTTGACATTGGATTCCACCGCCGTACGTATTCGTAATATATGGACCCTGCAACACCTGGACGGCCTGATTTGTGACGCTGCCACTACTATTAGCAATAGGAGAAGCGGTAGCAGAGACGCCGCCAACAGTTTCTGCAAAGGATTGAGATGGGAAAAATCCAATTAGAATTACTGGGAGAAGATACTTGTAGTGTCTGTTACGCTTGTTACTTCGGTCTCTCTTTGAATAATTGTGTGGTTGCTCAAACCAGGCCCTGAATAAGTTTCTGTGAATTGAAACGCTGCCCCTGGTGTTGTCTGAGTGAAGGTTGGTTTGCTTGTTGCACCAGTCCATGATGATGTCACTCCATTAATAGTTACGTTAACTGAACCTGTCCCTGGGGAAAGGTTTCCACTTGCGGTTACTCCAGATCCAGTTGCTGAATATTGATAACCTGTATTATAATCCATCGAATTGATGGTTTCTGTGATTTTACTAGTCGTCTCCGTATGGCTGGTCATGGAGCCTTGTGTAAAATTCGGGACCACTGGAACCGAGTATGCGGGTTGAAGTAGTCCATGAATCACCCCAAGAACCAATCCGAGACCGATTGCTTCTTGTAATCTAGTCATCAGTCGATAACAGTAATTTCTGAAACGAACTGGCCAGTAGCAGAAGAACCTGCGCCGCCAGCGGTTACGGTAAGTGCTCCAGTAGTTAGAACAGTACCTGCAAGATCTCCAGCAGTGCCTGAAGCATAAGAAGTGGTGCTAGAGAAATTAGGCACCGTACCTACAGTAGCTGCACTAGTTGGAACTGCATCGCCTTGAGTATAAGATTGACTGAAGGAGAATGCGGAACCCGCTGTATCCTGAGTAGCAGTAATCGTACCAGGATTATAGACACCAGAAGTGATAGTACCAGCAGATACAGCACCTGCTGTGCTACCGTCTGTAGTATCAATGTTTGATCCCGAGATGCTGAAGGAAGAACCAATTCTTGTTGCAGTAGTTCTTGCTGCGTCAACAGTTAGTTGAACACTGGAAGCATGTTTCGTAACAAGTCCGCCGGCATTTGCTGCACTCGCGGTCATCAGTAGCATAATAAGAGGAATAAATTTCTTCATGTGAAAGAATATTATGCACATTATGCCTTATTTAGGGCACTTAACCATTAATTAAAGTTTCTTTCCATGTTTATATTCAGAGTACCGTTAATTTGGATACCACTTAGTGTTGGTTTGGTTGAATTTGCAAATGGATTGTAAAGAATTCTTTTCTCGGCATCCCTAAGGTTATAACTGCCACTCCAATAACTAATTTGAGTAGGGTCAGGTTCGGTATCTTCATATGTACTATCGATTACAGAACCATGGTCATGTAACCATCCTTTAACTTCGGTAATACCTGCACCAGGATTTGATTGCATGTATAGAGCAATTAGACCTGCACAAATAGGAGATGCAGAACTTGTTCCATTAAAGAATCTATCCTTATAGTTACTATCATCAGCATTAGTGTACTGAGTATCTCCAGTTCCATCAACACCTGCTGCAAGAGTTTCATCTGCAGGTGCCCAAACATCAACTCCAGGTCCATTATTAGAGTAATTTGCTTTTCTTTCAGTACCATTTGATGTATTAAAATATTCATCCATAGCACCTACACAGATACTTGGGTAGAATCTTTCGGGATGAGAACTACTGAATCCAATATTGGATGGATGAATAAACTGTCTAGAACCAAAAGGTTTATTATTAAATCCGTCAAACAAAGTGGAGTCCTCATGATCAAATCCATTTGAACTTTGGAGATAATCTAAGTAGTGTGGATCTGTCGTTGCAACTCCCATTCTCTGATTAGAATTTCCAGCAGAAGTAACATAGATAACTCCCTCTGCAATCAATTCCTCACCTGCAGTATTGGTACTATTGGAACCAGAACTAGATGCAAATCTTGCATTATAAATTCCGTTGATTGCACCATCTACTAAAGTATTACTTGCAGCGTTTCCTGTGGTGGTTCCTGCAACTCCAGCAAATCTATAATCGATTGTACCACTATCAGTTCTAACATTAGAACCATATCCCCAACTACCGTTCATAACAGTTGGTTTTTTAATTCCATGTTCATTTGTATATGGTTTATACTTATGGAAGACTTTACAAACATCATAGTTTGTTGAGATACTGGCACCAGATGGACTCGAAATGCCAGAAATGTTCCAAATATCGGCTTCCCATGCCAGTCCATAGTTCAAACCTGCTGCTTGAGAAGCACATGCTGTTCCGTGACTACTGGTTAGATTTTGTCCATCCGAACCAATACCCATAGTATTAGCTACAGTATAATTAGATGGTATGGCTATAGTTCCAAAGTTATTTGCACCACCGCTAGCAAATGTTGTAGATCTATATGTAGTGGTATTATTTTCCCACCACTCATGTGCAGAGGCTGTTGTGGGTCCCACTCTTCCATCCGCCTTAGTATACAACTTACTGGGATTTGCATCCCAATATGACTTATCTAAGTAATAAGGACCATCTAAAATTACGTCTCTAACTCTACTCACTCCATTGTAGTCTCTTAATTCTGGATGACCTTGAAGAACACCAGAGTCTTGAATAATTATATCTACACCTTTTCCAGTTAGACTATAATCAATATCACCCGCAGTTGGTTCTGGGTTTCCCCACCAATTAGGATCAGCCCAATCACCAAATGCACCTCTGGTAGTTATTCCTGTTCTGGGCATACCCCAGTGAGTTCTATTTTTTTCACCTTCTGTTGTAACTCCACTCGTAGGTCCGTTAAGGTTTAGGTCACGATATACTTTTACGTCTTTTCCCCATCTTTTAATGTCAAGTTCTGGTTGTGGGTATTCGTCTGGATTTGATTCGGGATCTAATTCAACAAATAAGACATCTACATGACCCTTTAGATCATTTGCCTCTTCATCAGTAAGTTCATATACACCTCTGGTAGGACTATGAACTTTATCATCTGCACAATCCACTCGTCGATCAGGAATACCATCCTGATTAGAATCAAGAGTGAGAGCCTCATGAATCTCACCCCACTTATCTGCTGATGTAACTGCGATCTGATACTTTTTCATATTACGCTACGTTAAAGGTTCCTTTCATACCACTATGTAATGTGCATTGGTACTCATAACTAGACGGTGCATCAAATGGGACTGTAAAGATCTGAGTTCCACTTTGAGATCCACTGACATAAGTTCCAACACCAGTTGTTGTTCCAGTAAATTGAATACGGAATGGATGTCCCGATCCAGTAGTATTTACGAATATGTAAGAGAATCCTCTTTGTAAGTAGAATGTTGGATTGTCTGTACTATTTACCAAACCAGGACCAGAGAATCTGTAAGACGATGATCCATTAGAAGTTACACTATACTTGATAGCGAATCCAACATCAGAACCATCACCAAGTGTATCGTTAGTATGGTAAGTTACTGCTGTTGCGATACCAGTAGATTCTATGTTACCTGTTACCTTAGATCCTAGTGAAGTTGTTTCAAACTTCTTAAGTCCATCATGATACAACTCTGAAGAACCATCTATATTAAAGACGGCCATACTCTCAGAATTGTTGCCTTTGGTAATACGGACTGCAGGACCATTAGTTCCCACAACTAGACTTCCAGAACCTACGTCTTCTACAATGGAATTACTACCATCATTATGTAATCTTAGGTTTTCTCCAGTACCAAAGTATGCAAACTTTTCAAATACTGTTGTATGTGCTATGGAAATGTTTCCACTTGGTGCCGTAATAATACCAACACTTAATCTATTACCAACAGTTAGATCGGTACTGATCGCAACAGTAATTGCATTTATGTCCAAGTTATTTGGAGAGTCAATACTTGGTGTTCCTGCTGTAGTGCTTTCAAATCTAGTAGCAGTTACAATACCTGATGCCTTAATATGATTGAATTCAGATACCCCAGTAGTATCAATGCCAGCAACATTACCACCACCTGATTGAGCAACCCAATCATAATCAGAACCATTCCAACTAAGAACTTCTCCAGTAGAAGCGCTAGAGGTGTTTAGATGAGTATCAACATCTGAATTCTGATATGAATTAGTACTGATTGCAACCCAATCATAATCAGAACCATTCCAACTGAGGAATTCGTTATTAGAAGCAGTTCCAGTATTGAGATGAGTATCTACATCTGAGTTCGTATAGTTAGAGACATTAGTTAATTGAGATCCATCGCCATAAAATCTTGTTGCATAAAGATTTCCAGTGACAGTAGCACCTGCGCTGATAGTTTGAAGTTTTACTGATGAGTCGGTGTGATAGATTTCTACACCACCAGCACCAGTAAGATCGATTCTACCTCCTACTACAGTTCTTAATTGAATATTTCCAGCACTACCACCAGAAGCATTAGACTTGAGGACGATATCTTTACCACCAGAAGCATCAATATTTAAGTCAGTACTACCATAGATTGCGAGGTTAGCATCATTAAATCTGATTTTATCAAGTTCACCAAGATCTATACCTCCCTGGGCGGTGATAATTCCAGTAAATGTACCTCCCCCTGTAGTCAGATAACCTACTATTGCATGATTACCCCAACCATAAGAAGTATTCCAATTTGAGATATCACTTGTAGTAATCGTTGACGCAGTTCCTGTATATGTCTGATCGGAAACAGTTATAGTTGCAACGTTTGCCGATATTGATGCAGTAATTCCAGCACCTGCAAAGTTTAGAGTTTTTGCAGATCCTACTAATGAACCTTCATCTTGAATACTGAGAGCTACGTCAGTTGCTGCAACTCCCGTGAGTCCAGAACCATCGCCAGAAAATAGACTTGCAGTAATAATACCAGCGATGTTTTGATTACCAGTCTGACTCAAGTCAGCCGTAATTTCTACTTCATTAGTAAATGCATCTAAACGAAGATTACCAGACTGAGTAGTAATTCTATTTGACTGAGTACCTCCCATGATAAGGTCACCAGCATCTACTCTAGGTGTGGTAATTTCATTGGTTAGTAGATCTATGCCACCAGCCATAGTGACAATTCCAGTGAATCTAGCTCCTCCTGTAGTTACAAATCCAGCTGTTGCATTGTTGACATAACCTTCTGATGCAAGTCCTGCAACAATTCCAGATGTTACAAAACCCGCATTGTTTGTTAGATCACTTGTGTCTGAAGGAATAGTGGGTTTATCTCTAAGATCAACGTAACTACCAGAGAAAGTCTTGATACCAATCTGAGTATCAACGTAATTAGTAACATATGCAGCAGTTGTAAATCCTCTACTATTGACATAACCATCGGTTACAAATCCGATGATTGCATTGTTTACATACCCTGTAGTCGCCATACCGACAACAGCATTGTCAACATAACCTTCAGATGCTAAACCTACGATGGAGGTTGTTGTGGCGTATCCTGTGAGATCTGGTGGAGTGTAGAGGAATACACCTGTTACTTGATTGTAAGAAAGTGATGCAACACCTACTGAGTTCTGAGTAACTGATAGATCGGAATATCCAATACCCGAACCACCAGACCCACCAATATCTGCAGCTGCCTGCCATTCTTCTCCAGACCACTTCAGGACTTGTCCAGTGGAAGGAGTTGGTGCATTTACATCACTTAGATCATTAAGTCCTGAGGGGATGGTTGGTTTTCCAGATAGATCATTATATACTCCAGAGAAAGTCTTAATGCCAATCTGAGTATCGACGTAACTTATTGTAGCATAGTTGCCGATATTACTGATGTTTAGAGTCGTAATTCCAGTAATTCCAGAACCATCACCAATGAATGATGTTGCGGTGAGGACACCGAGATTGATTCCCTTGGTTGTACTATTACCAAGTCCTAGAACATCGTCTAGTGTTTGTGTCTCGGTATATGATGTAATATAACCAACGGTTGCGTGGTTACCCCAATTATATGCTGCGTTCCAATTATTAATATCAGCAGTTCCAATTCCTAGTGAAATGGGTTCTTCTCTTTCCCACCTACCAGTTGCAAAATTATATCTAAGAATATTACCGTCCCATCCAGAGTCGGGAACATCATTTAGTGTGTCACTAAGATCTGTAAGTTTACTACTGGTATCTAATAACTGAATCCAGTCACCCTGGTGTGCAAAATAACCATGCCCAGTTTCATGAACATGTGCAAACATTCCATGATATAAGATTGCAGGTGCGTTTTGATATATGTCACTAATACTTGACCATACATTACGATAATAGATCCTTTCTGCAAATATCGATCCTCCGATACTTACATCTCTACTGGTTGAATTCCCCAGACCAACAACATCATCTAGTGTTTGTCTCTCGGTATATGATGTAAGATATCCTACTGCACCATGGTCTCCCCAACCATATGCTGTATCCCAGTTTGTGATATCTGCGGTGGTAATTCCACTGTATGGATATGTTGGGAAAGATACTGATACCGTAGATATACCTTCACTGACAGGTGTTAGATCTAAGTTGTCACCGAAGTCTACTTTTGTTACATCACCTAGGGTTACATTATCATCGCGAACTTCTATGCCAGCTATACCTCCGCCACCAGTTCCACCTGCTCCAATGATACTGGAAGCAACAGAGATATTAACTCTTCCTTGACCATCTGGAGCAGATACTTGAATGTTTTCTGCAAAGTTTAACTGTTTTGCAATACCTCTTCTTGTTGCATCTTCATAAATGTCAATACCTTGACCAGTTCCAGTTACACCAGTAAGTTGAGATCCATCACCAGAGAACTGAGTTGCAGTTACAATACCAGCAACAGTTAGGTCGGTTGCTTGAATTGATTGAACCGTACTAACTCCAGTGTTTGTAAGTCCAGAAACCTCAATAGAAGGTGTACCTGTCAGGTTTCCAGCAAGAGTTGAAATGCCTGCAGTGCTTGCATAACTTATAACGTTGTTCCCATCACCGAGAGTATTATAAAGCTCAGTAAAGTTTTCATTAACTTTGGATAGACCCGTTCTCAACGGATCTCCAGTTCCATCATTGGGAGCGTTTCCTATGTTAATAACACGTTTAGACATTAAAACTCCGCCCTATGTCCCTATTTTATTATATTTATCGTACACATAAATAAGAAAGTTCTCGATTATGTTGATGAAAAAAATGATTGAAGACCTTATCGAAGTCTTCCAAGAATGGAGACAAGATAGAGCATTTAAAAAGAGATTGAAAAAACAACAGAAACGTGATCCATTTATTTACAAATGATGACTAGATGGGGAATCTCCGCGAATAGTCACAACGCAGCATTAAGTGTATTCGTTGGAGATCAATTAGTCTTCGCTTCGTCAAGTGAAAGATATAGTAAACTTAAGAATGACGCTCATCTATGTAAAGCTTTAATAGATGAGGCTATGTGGTGGGGGAAACCCCATGAGATTTATTGGTATGAAAATCCCAAACTGAAATCATGTAGACAGTTTATTGCGGGTCAAAAAGTACCTAAGGGTGAAAACAATATAAGAAAATATATTGAAAAGTATATTGGAGATGTTCCTATCCAATATACAACTCACCACAAGAGTCATGCATCCGCAGGTTACTATACAAGTCAATTTGATAACGCTGCAGTTGTTGTATTGGATGCAATAGGAGAGTTTGAAACTTTTACTATATGGAAAGGTCGTGGTGATAAGTTGAGGAAAGTATATTCTCAATCATATCCTTCCAGTTTGGGTTTGTGGTATTCCGCAATGACTCAAAGATGTGGATTGAAACCAAATGAGGAAGAATATATTCTCATGGGTATGTCCGCATTTGGTGATCCCGATAGACTTTATAGAGAAATATTATCAGACTTCTTTGATCTGAATAAAAATCCTTATTGGGTAAAACATAATCTACATAAAGGTTGTTTAAACTGGAGAGAAGACCTTCATAGTCAAAAAGATATATTTGATATTGCTGCAGCAACACAGAAAGTTTATGAAAATATACTGGAACGTGTTCTCATAAAAGCAAAGTCATTGGTAAAGAGTGAAAACTTAGTGTTTATGGGTGGGTGTGCATTAAATTGTGCTGCCAATCCTATTGCATATAAGTCTTTCAAAAATGTTTGGATTATGCCTGCGCCTGGTGATGATGGTAATTCTATTGGTGCAGTTCTCGCACACCATAAAAAACACATCAAATGGCCAGGACCATATCTAGGAAGAAATCTCGGACACAATACCAAGAATGAGATGATTGTTGAAGATCTTCTTAGGAACAAATTGTGTGGTATTGCAAGAGGTCGTGCAGAGTTTGGTCCTAGGGCACTGGGGAATCGTAGTCTCATTGCAGATCCTAGGGACAAAGACATTAAAGACCAAGTTAATGAAATCAAGAAGAGAGAAACATTCAGACCATTTGCTCCTGCAATCCTAGAAGAATTTGCGAGTGAATACTTTGACATGCCTTCAGAGAAAAGTCCTTACATGCAGATGATTGCAAAATGTAGAAGACCTGATCTCTATCCTGCAATCGTTCATGTGGATGGTACTAGTAGAGTTCAAACTGTATCTAAAGAAGATAATCCTCAATTCAGAGAACTTCTAGAACTATGGTATGAAAAGACTGGTTGCCCAATGCTTTTGAATACTTCGTTAAATATAAAAGGAGAACCTATTCTGAATAGTAAAGATCAAATTCAAGAGTGGGAAGAAAAATACAACGTTAAAATTTGGACATGACAACATTAATTGCTTTCGGTGATAGTCATACCGCTGGTGCCGAAATTGAACAGAGATGGGGACAGGGTAGTATTAAAAAAGCTTACCCTGCTAAAATTGCTAATCACTATGGAATGGACTATGAAAACTATGGTCAAGTCGGTGGTAGTAACTACTGGTTGATGAAAAAGTTTATGTCCAGAGTTCAGATGGGACTCCGAAGAAACGAGAAGATGTTTATGGTCTTTGGTTTCTGTGAACCTGCAAGAAATTTTGTTAGTAGTGGTAGAGGAACTCTTCATGGAACTCCATACCTCTTGGGAAGATACCAAGAAGGAGTAGTAGAAGAACGTGAAAGAGTGAATGAAAAATTATTACGACTATACGAATATTGGTTGAGAGCACATACAGACGAAGAAGTTCATAGTATGTCTCTAGACATTATATGGCAGATTCAATGTATTTGCAAACAATATGATATTCCATATTTGTTCACCTCTGCTACTGATTTTTATTATGGCGATTGGTCAAATATTGATCCAAGATATTACTATGGACATCATGCAACTAATAAAACAATCTATGAACCCAGTAGACCTGGTAATGTAATTGTTAGAGAACAATATAGTTACTGGGGTGTTGCTACAAATCATCCAGACTGGAAACATCTGAAAGATACTGATCGTTGGTCAATGCACTATCCAGAAGAGTATCATGAATACTGGGCAGATCGCCTAATCAAGTTCATTGAAGATCAGAAGATTCTTGAAGGTAAAGTTGACAAAGCCCTACAAACATCACTATAATGACTCTGTGGAGTTTCAGAAATAAATATAGCTAAACTTAAAAAGCTATATGGTTGATTATGAGAACCCTTGGATGTACGAGGGTCGTGCGTTTTTGTCGGAAGATATTGGAGATAACTACGGGTTCGTTTATAAAATTACGAACTCACTTAATGGTAGAGAGTATATCGGAAGAAAATATTTTGTCCAGAAACGTAAACCAAAAGGTGGTAAACGCCGAGTTACTTCAGAGTCCGATTGGAAGAAGTACTACGGGTCTTGCCCTGAACTCAAAGAAGATATTAAGAAGTACGGAAAACAGAACTTTTCTCGCCAGATTTTGAGTATACATACTACACTAGGAAAGGTGAACTACGAGGAGACCCGTCAGTTGTTCGTCCAGGGAGTCCTGACCGAATCGCTTGACAACGGTGTCCCGAGGTTCTACAATTCTAATGTTCTCGGCCGTTACTACAGGAAGGACTACTTTCATGGAACAAGATCTGATGAATGAGACTCAGCTTCTCAAAGACAGTATCATTGATCGCATCCATGACCTAGTGGCTATGGGTGACTATCTGAATGCTTGTGCTGTTTATGAAGAATTCAAAGAATCATTTGAGGAACTTATCTGACATGTGGATGAATGCCGCTTTTGTTGGTGGAACTGGAGTTCTTTCAGCTTTCATCATTCATAACACTAACACCACTGCACCCCCACCACCAGTAGAAATCCCCAAGGTAGAATTCAAAGTACCTTCTTGGAAATGTCCTGATTGCACACCAGAAGAACAGTATGTCTTATCAGAACTCCAAGAACACACCCGAATCACCGATCGTAATGCTCTTGCAACGATCATGGGTAACATTAAACAGGAAAGCAAGTTCATTCCCAACATATGCGAGGGAGGGGCTAGAGTTTCTTACGGGGATTGTCATAGCGGTGGGTATGGTCTTATTCAGTGGACCTCAGTAGGTCGTTATAATAATCTGGGCAAGTTCTGTAAAAATTATGGATGTGACCCCAGTAGTCTAGAAGGACAAACTCGTTATATGATTAACGAAAATGTTTTTCAACGTTACCTACCTGAGTTTGAAGGTACTGGTAAAACGGTAGATCAATATATGGTTCCAGCATATTACTGGTTGGGTTGGGGTATTGAAGGAAGTAGGAGAAATTACTCATATAACTATACTAAGAGGTTGGTACTCGAAGCATGATTTTGCGCGCCATTAAAGAACTCCTTTCTCCAAAGGAATTTGAAGAAGAAAAAATTGAATGTGCCGTTGATGGGGAAACAGTTCCCTGTGACACACTAGAAGATGTGTTCTTCAGTCCAGAAGCACAGGGCAGTTGGACGGGTGTTCCTGCGCCCGCATATCTTGAAGACGATCCATGGTTTGGTCCTGCGCCTACTCTTACAGAGAAACAAGAGGAGTTCAAGGCAGAATCTGAGGCATTCAAAGCAGAAGCTTTGAAATACTATGAGGAACAGACCAATGAACCAGAGAACATCCATGAAGTGATGTATCAGATGTCTATGAGTAGTGGTGAAACCACTATTCAACGGGATCCTATTGGTGGTTCTGAGACATTCCAGGAAGGTCCAGGTGGTTGGCAATCTGGTGTTGGTCGTTGACAGACCCCACCCCTAGTGGTATACTTAAAGAGTTGAGAGATCAACTGCGGTGACTCCCTTGGTAGTTCAGGGTTAGCGGCGATAGGAACTACCGCTTGGTTCAGTAGCTCAGCTGGATAGAGCAACTGCCTTCTAAGCAGTCGGTCGTAGGTTCGAGTCCTACCTGAATCGTTGTCTTCTTTACCATGAAACCAGTAGACATCTTACTTCTAATATCTGAATTGGAAGGTTGCTATACGCACACTAAGAGACTTGGTTTTGAAGAAGACAATGCAATCTTCGATCAGTTGAGAAAGAAGTATTACAAACTATACTTCAAACTCAAGAAAGAAGAGAACAATCCCAAGTAGCTCAGTGGCAGAGCCGCCGACTGTTAATCGGCTGGTCGCTGGTTCAAATCCAGCCTTGGGAGTAAGGGACTGGAATGCATCCTGGCTCACATCTCCGAGAGAAAAAAGAATCGGAACAACAACCCATGTGAGAGAGAGGTGGGATCCCTCTTGAGCCTCCCCCGCTGACGAGTGGGGGATATTCCCAAGTCGATGTGGCGGAATTGGTATACGCGCTGGGTTTAGGTTCCAGTGAGGCAACTCATGAAGGTTCAAGTCCTTTCATCGACACTAAATAGAAGAAACTGGGCAAGCCTCCTATGCAGATAGTAGAACCCCATTCGACCATACTGGTGTTAAACAGTTCATACGAACCATTACACTTCACCAATTGGAAACGAGCGATCATTCTACTATTCAAGGACAAAGCTAAGTTAATCTCAAAAAGAGTCATCAGACTCGTTAATTACGTGAGACTACCTTTCATACGTTTGGGAGAGATGTTTCCCTCCCGACATTTGATTTACAAACGTGATAATTATGAATGCCAATATTGTGGATCTAAGAAAGATCTCACTATTGACCATGTGACACCAAGGTCCAAGGGTGGCGATGATACATGGACAAACCTTGTAACAGCATGTTCATCCTGTAATGTAAAGAAAGGTAGTAAAACTCTCAAAGAAGCTGGATTGGTTTTAAAGTCTACGCCAAGAGCACCAATCAGCAAAGTCATGTTAGACTTAGAAAAGACTACAATCTCAGAGTGGAAAGAGTACAACTGGGGTTGACACTAATATAGTCTCACGTTATAATAATCACATGCGGAATTAGTTCAGTGGTAGAACGTCAGCCTTCCAAGCTGAATGTCAGGGGTTCAAATCCCCTATTCCGCTCCAGGGAGATTAGCTCAGCGGTAGAGTGTCTCGTTTACACCGAGGTTGTCACTGGTTCGATCCCAGTATCTCCCATACAGGTACAATCAAATGTTAAGAGTAAGATGCAAAGAATGCAATACAGAATTGACAAGTAGTAGTAAAGTTCAGTTCTGTGGATGCCCTAATCAAATGAGGGTTGTGGATGACAAGGTTGGTGCAGTTGACCTAGATAAAGTGGTCATGTTAGACTCTCCAAAGAATAATAAAAGCAAAAATGTTCTTTCTCAAAGTGATCTTGCATACCAAGAAGCAAGACGTTCACGAAAAGTTCGCAAGTTAGATTTTGAGATTCGTTAATGTGGAGACTGTGGGCAAAGGCACTAGGAGGGAAGGAGGGTAAGAATGACAGAGAGGCAAACGCAGTGGCTGTCATACGGACTATTATATTTGTTTCTTATATGGTTACTAACGTGGCTATTGTTGCCAACGCAGTGAGACATTGGAATGCAAACACTAATAATACATCTGGTAGCGTTTTGGAATGTAGTTGTAATGAACTGTATCCAACCCGTTAATTGGAAATATTGTTATCGAGTCGATGAGTGGTTGATCCCTGACTTAGTACAGGGATATAAATTATGGACTGGGGAAGAACAAATCTACCAGAATGAAAAGAAATACTTGGAGAGTCAATCCGATAGGTGACGGAACCGCTCTTGAAAAGCGTCGAGGTGTTAAAGCCCTTGGGGGTTCGATTCCCCCACTCTCCGTTTTATATTTTCTTAAGGTATGTAACGAGATGAACACATTTGTTGACAGTGTGAAATCTCTAATTACAATATAGCTTGTACAATTAAATACCTATCAAATGGACGAATACACCTATCAGAATTGGGTGAGAGTAAAGGCAACATTTGAAGAATCTGGAAACACAGACAATCTGTTTTATCAAAGAGCCTGTGCGATTGTAGGCGGTAGACCAGACCCGCTAGATAAAATGCTGGCAAAACCAACACAAAATGACACACAGGATGACGGAACTGAAACCTGACGGATATGTGACAAAAGAAGAGTGTCAGGAAATGATTGACGATGCAATACGACAACATAATCGTAATGCATCGATAATTAGTTTTTGTGTTGGTTGGGTAGTTCTCGCTTTATTTGCAGAAGGACTTTTAAGACTCATTGGCGTCATTCCTCCACTACTACCATGGCTACAAATCACATTGTAGATTGGATTGGAATTATTACTGCGATACTATTTGCTATAACCATGTTTATCCAAGGTCATTTTATTTTCCATGGAAAATATGGTTATAGACATACTGAAAGAGAAAAAGAGAAGATGTCTGATGCACGTAAACAGATCGAAGACCTTTTAAAAGACAAATGAACGACGACCAAAAAAGAGAGTTTTACAAACAGTTAAGGGAAAGAATCCATCAATTAAGGATGGGTCACTTATTTGAGGAACCTTGTCCCTTATATGAACCCGAATGGGATTCTGATACTCGTATGACGTATGATGATCATGAGTAATGCAGAAGCCGTTGAATTTATTCAATTCATAGAGAGTGTATTATGGTTATTTGTGGCATGGCTTTCGGGTGTTTATCTTGGTTATGTGATAGGATTTAGAAACGGAGGAATGTAATGGGTCACACTATGCGTGTTTTCCTTTTAGTATATACATTAATAACCTTTCTAGTAGTCTGGGGACTACACACTGCATACTAATGAAAGAGTCTTTTATTCTCATCGCGTGCTTTACGCCTCTCGCAATCATCTACATAGTAATGAAGATTGCTGTTTGGATGTCCGCTGTTAACGAGGAGAAGAAGTATGTTGCCCAAGAACCCTTCAGAAAACGAGGACCCTATTTGGACAACGCATATGCTGACGTTGACAAAGAGGAAGAGGAGTATGGAGATCGCACAGACTATCGATAATGCTCTAGAGGAGTATTACTCTGAACAAGGCAAACCAGTACCAAAATGGAGAACTAAAAAAGATCCTGACTGGTGGATGGAATACTTAATTAGACTAGGAATTGACCCCAAAAACCCATGATACTTGCACAATTTTTACTATTTTCTTGCGTCCCATTTGTGATCGTAACTTTGTTCTTTGGAACCAAGGGTGGATATTATGACACCGATCAGTATGATGGTGATGGAACTGCTCACAAGGTGTTGAGGTGATTCGGGATAGCAACCCCGTAAAAAGTTCTGTTTACCCTAACGGACAAACAGATGGCAAACTCACCCACCGACAAGAGCAAGGACTTTATTAAATCTGGTATGACACTTATAACTCAACGTGACAGTGACAAATATCTAAAACAACACAAAGAAAAAGATGATGCATCAAGCCGGACAATTCGCCGCGTGGACTCTGAATAACCCTTGGACACTAGGCATCTTATCTTGGTGCCTAGTGTTTGTTCCCATCTTAGGAATGTGGGCAATCCATAAGTACGGATGGGAACACTGGGAACCATTTGACAAAATATTCAAAAAGTAGTATACTTAATTTACTACGGGATGTAGCTCAGTTTGGTAGAGCACTCGCTTTGGGAGCGAGTGGCCGTAGGTTCAAATCCTATCATCCCGATTATGAAAGTTCAATTCTATACAAAATATAGTAATAAGGACATCATTCCAGAACCAGTGCCTGCTTCTAAAGTAGTCCCAAAATGGTTTTCGGATATACAAATTGAAAAAATAAAATCACCAGTCATATCAGATCCAGAAAATATAAAAGAACTTGAGAGAAATAGAGGTAAAGTTACTATAAAAAAATGTCCTGGTGTTCAGGAAATATTGAAGACTGGATATGTTATAAAATCTTGGACAGATTTTGTTTTTAGAGAAGAGAATGGTTTTCTATATGTAAACTGGGTCGATGATCATAGTGATCATCGAAATGAATATTCCTTGCATGGTATGAATCAAATAGAGGGTATTCCAAACGCTCCTCTTTATGGGGGATTTCATAAAATTGTTTCTCCTTGGATTATAAAAACAGAACCAGGAATTTCTGTTATGATAATGGATGCCTTCTGGCAAAATAAATCCAATTTTACATCTGTTCAGGGTATAGTTCACACAGATGTATCTCCTTTGCAAGTGCATTGGATGTTTGAGTGGAATTATAAAATCAAGACTGGTATGTCTGCCGATATTGATGTTGATAATCAACTTGTTAAATATGGTGACCCCCTATTTTTGATTATCCCTTTCAAAAGACAATCGTTTGAGATGGAATGTAATTATATTAGTGAAGAAGAATGGGCTAGAATGAATGGTGTAGAACTAACTATGTTGGATGATAAGTTGGCAACTAAATGCCCTTATGTAAAATTTAGACAAACTATTGGTAATCTTTTCCGATGACAGAATTTAACAAAGTATTTTGTATGGCTCCTTGGGTTCACATGAACGTGAACTGCAATGGTGATGTATATCCATGTTGCATGTTACCTATTCTTGAGACAGAGGAACATGATGACACTGATAAGATGCTCGATGGTGATGGATTCAATCATGACAATCCTTTGGAGTATATTGCTGGTGAGTGTGATGGTTCTCCGAGGGAGTTTAAAACAGGATCTTTGATCAATCAATCCATGAAAGAAGCATGGAATAGCGAAGAGATGAAAGAACTTCGTAGAAATATGATTGCAGGAAAGAGATCTAGTTTCTGTACAACTTGTTATAAGGAAGAATCTGTTGGTGCCTTTTCTCACAGACAAGGTATGAATAATAATTTTGGTCATCATTATAAGTACGTTAGTGAAACCAAAGAAGATGGTACGTTTGATCGATTCAATCTAATTTACTGGGATTTCAGACTTAGTAACGTATGTAATTTCAAGTGTCGCATGTGTGGACCTGGATGTAGTTCTGCATGGGAAGCTGAAATGCGTAAAGAGTTTGATGTTAAAGAACCATATCCAAAAATTGACATGGATATGGTTAGAGATAATATTGAACCACTGTATGATATCGTAGAAGAATGTTACTTCGCTGGTGGTGAACCAATGATTATGGATCACCACTATGAAATTCTTCAAGAACTAATCAAACGAGGTAGAACTGATGTAAGAATCAGATACAATACCAACTTCAGTACATTGACATATAAGGGTATCAATGTATTAGATCTTTGGGAAAAGTTTGATGATGTCAATGTTATGATTAGTATTGACGGTATTGGTGAAAGGGGTGAACTTGTAAGGAATGGATTTGATTGGAAAAGGTTTAAGGATAATTATGCGAAGTTTAGGGAGAGATTCCCCGATAAAAAACTCACTGTAAACTATGTTGTTCAAGCTCTAACTGTATTCCATTCAATGGATGCACAAAAAGAGTTGTACATGATGGGAGCTATTAACGAACCAGATGATTTTTATTGCACTCTTCTACATAATCCTGATTTCTTATCTGTTTGTATTTTGGATAGTGAAACTAGAAAAGAACTTGGTGATAAAATTAAAACCCATGTAAAAGAGTTTCTTATCCCCACAAAATCCGAAGACTCTATCAACCAATATATAAGTGTATTGAAACTCCTTGCGAGTGAAAAGAGAACAGATCTTATTCCTAACTTCAAAGCATACATGAAAGCATTAGATGCTTTGCGTGGTGAAGATACTTTAAAAACATTCCCTGAATTGAAGAGAGTATTGCAATGATTGATACGAGCAGAGTAAAACACGACGATGATGTATTTTGTGTCGCTCCTTGGTTGAATCTTGATATTCGTCAAGATGGTGAAGTGAAACCATGTTGCGTTTCTGAATATACCATGGGTGATATTAAGGAAAAATCTTTATTTGATGTGTGGAATGATGAACCCATACGAAAATTAAGAGAAGCTTTTCTAAGTGGAACAAGACCAAAGTCCTGTGAAGTATGTTGGGTCAATGAAGCATCTAATAAAAGTTCTCTAAGACAAGATCTCAATGACTTTCTGAATCCTAAAGATCAATACTGGTGTAAACCCGAGTATAAAGATCATATTATTAATGATACAAATGACGATTTCACCGTTAAAAAGCCAGGTTTTATTCACTGGGATGTGAAACTCACCAGTAAATGTAATTTTAAATGTAGGATGTGTAGCGAAACATCATCTTCTACATTTGAATTAGAACAAAACGGATTTATTTCTGGTCGATGGGATGCAGAAGAGAAAACTTTTGAAGAAGTTCAACAATATATCCCAATGGTCAGACACCTCTATTTCTCTGGTGGAGAACCACTTATTATTGACGCTCATTATAAAATTCTAGACGAAGTTATTCGACTTGGTAGAGAGAAAGAAGTGACTCTTGTTTACAATAGTAACTTCAGTACTCTGGTTTATAAAAAGAAACACATCTTTGAATACTGGGAGAAGTTTAAGGATGTAGAAATTCATATCAGTATTGATGGAACTGAAAAAAGAGGAGAACTTATTCGTAAGGGATTTAACTGGGAGAAGTTCTTATCTAATGCACAACAATTTATTGAGAAGTTTCCAGATAAAGGTCATCGATTATATTTCGATACTACAGTTCAAGCCTTGAACGTTTTCAACGTTGTTGATTTGCACCAAGAACTGTTCAATCGAGGACTTATGAAAGATATTGACTATTGTTTTTTGAACTTCCTACAGGGTCCTAGGCAGATGTCTGTGTGGGTTCTTGATAGACAAACAAAGAAACGTGCTCAAGCCAAGATTCGAGATCATATTGATAACTTTCTCAAACCTAATAAATCAAAACGATCAGTAGATTTTTATGAGAGTCTGATTACATATATTGATTTGTATCAAGAACAGAAACTCATTCCATCTTTTCTTGACACCATGAGACACTTTGATAAAATTAGAGGCGAGTCCACTATGGAAACATTCCCAGAATTTCAACGTATCTGGGATGTAATTAAAGTAAGAAAAGTCCCCAAACACCTTAAAGATAAGGTATAATAAATATGAAGAAAATCGAAGACATCGAATTTTACACAGTCGAATACTGGCAAGAAAACTGGGATGAACTTATGGACAGAGTAGAAAACGGAGAGACCATCGGGGTTGAAAATGAGGAGGGAGAACGGGCTGTAATGTTGCCTGCTGACGACGAATTCATTAAGATACATACTGAACTCAACAACGACGCTGATTGAGTTCTTGGGGGTCTAGCAATCTGGTGAATGCAGCAAACTCATAATTTGCCTAAGGCGAGTTCGATCCTCGCGACCCCCACTTGACGGATCTCCGTCAATCCCTTACAATACTGAGGTAAACACACAAGACCAATGGCACTCACTACTAAGTTCAAGAAAGACATTCAAATGTTGAAGTCTGCTGCGAACGGAGATTGTTATCTCGATGTAAAGAATCCGAAACTTTACAAGAAAGTTCGTCGCTTCTATGAACAGAACGGAGTAGTCTTCTCGGGTGATGCACTTGACGACTACGAAATGCTTATGGAGAACCTGTATGCAGATCTGTCTTCTGAAGGAGTACTCGCGTGAAGATCATTCTTGAGCGTTTTCCCTATCGTTATGTTGAATGTGGAACCCTAGATAACGGGTTCCCCGACTACCGTATTCAAAAAGCGGATAGTTGGACCAAACGTTATAGTGACATGTATCTTCTTGACAATCAGATGCAACTTCTGACTGCGATGGAAGACTTTGAGTACACCAAATGGCTTGATCCAGAAGGTGTACCTTGTTATCAAAAAGACTCGGTAAGTCGTTAATCTAGCCCTGGTCGGTGAAGGTCCCCCTTCAATCCCGAAGTTTCCTAGTTCTTAAAACTAGGTGGTGGAGTCAATCCCCTTTTGCCCGTGATGGAGACACGATAACAACCCTGGTGCGGATGGGATTATCTCCCGCTCTGTTTCTTGTTTCAGGTAAAAAAAACAAGTGGCGTGCATGAAAAGACCTCCCGAGACCCTTGACATCAAGGGTCTTTTTTTGTATCATATATAAGTATAGTCTAAACACAAGTCATGTCTGAAACTAGAAAAACTGCACTGGTTCTTGGTGCAGGTGGATTTATTGGAAGTCACATGGTGAAGAGACTCAAGTCCGAAGGATATTGGGTCCGTGGTGTAGATCTTAAATACCCAGAATTTACTGCAACTGCTGCAGATGAATTTATTCAGGGTGACCTGCGTGACGTAGAATTCGTTCGTCGGGTCATTCAGTTCAAGGGTGAGCAAGGAAATTTCTATAATTCAGTACCTTACCGTTATATCCGTCCTTTCGACGAGATCTATCAGTTCGCTGCTGATATGGGTGGTGCAGGTTTTGTTTTCACTGGTGAAAATGATGCCGACATCATGCACAACTCCGTATCTATCAACCTGAATGTCCTTGAGGAAGTTCGTAAACTCAATGAGACTTTTGATGGTGTAGATAAAGAGTGGACTGAGTGCAATCGTCCATCTTTAGAACAACCCACTAAGATCTTCTATTCTGGATCCGCTTGCATGTATCCAGAACACAACCAACTTGACCCTGATAATCCTGATTGTCGTGAAGAATCCGCATATCCAGCAAACCCTGATTCGGAATATGGATGGGAGAAACTCTTTAGTGAGAGACTCTACTTCGCATATAATCGCAACTATGGTATCCCTGTTAGGGTTACTCGTTATCACAACATTTTTGGTCCAGAAGGAACCTGGGAAGGTGGAAGAGAGAAAGCTCCAGCTGCAATCTGCCGTAAAGTCGCTTACCTCCCAGAGGAGGGTGGAGCTATCGAGGTGTGGGGAGATGGCCTACAGACTCGTTCCTTCCTGTTCATTGACGAATGCATTGAAGCGTCTCGACGACTCATGGACTCCGACTTCATTGGACCTGTAAATATTGGTTCTGAAGAGATGGTAACCATCAATGAACTCGTAGAGACTGCTGCTAGAGTTGCTGGAAAAGAAGTAAGAAAGATGCATAAACTGGATGCTCCTCTGGGTGTCCGTGGACGTAACTCTAACAATGATGTAGTTCGCAGAGAACTGGGTTGGGATTACTCTCAAACTCTTGAGGAAGGTATCCGTAAAACCTATGAGTGGATCTCTGCTCAAATCGAAACCCGTACCGAAGCAAAACAACTAATTACCATCCAATGAAAATTGACATCGTTCGTGACGAAGTAAAGTCATTAGATATTGATCATCTTAAAGCCCTGTCACTCAATCCTAATGATTGGCAGGCAGCAGGTGTCAGTGAGTATCGACTCTATGCATACCTGTCCACTTTCTTTAACAAGACTACCATTCTAGACATTGGTACTAGAACTGGTGGTTCTGCCCTTGCACTTTCATACAACCCGCAGAACACTGTACGCAGTTATGATCTTGTGGAACAAGGTGCAAGCACTATCAAAAAAGATAATCTTTCATTCTTCATTGGTAATTTCATGGAGGATGAAGACATCGACTGGGATAATGTTTCTATTGTCATGATCGATGTTGATCCTCACGATGGTGCTCAGGAACGAGTCATGATGGACTGGTTGCGAGATAAGGGTTGGAAAGGTATCATGCTTCATGATGATATCGGTCCTGGTTGGCCTGATATTCAACTCATGTGGGATGAGATTCCCGAACCTAAAATTGATGTTACCGAGATTGCTCATATGAGTGGTACTGGTCTTGTCAACTTTGGTGAAGCACACGAAGTCGCTATTGTCTGATGAAAATTCTTGTTCTTGGTTCTAGTGGTCAGGTTGGTGCATACCTGGTCGAATATCTTCGTGAAAAAGGTCATGAAGTAATTGAGTTTGATAAAAATAAAGATCCTCATTGGCAGGATCTCACAATGAATAACAATGCATATCTTATGGAGTGCATGATCAAGGCAGACTTTGTGTTCTTCCTTGCATTTGACGTTGGTGGATCTAGGTATCTGAAGAAGTATCAACATACTTATCGATTCCTCCACAACAACACAAAGATGATGGCAAACGTCTTTGAACAACTTGAAGCCCATAAGAAACCATTTGTCTTTGCATCATCTCAGATGAGTAATATGTCTTACTCACCTTATGGTGTTGCTAAGAAGATGGGAGAACTATACACCAAAGCCCTTGGTGGTAAGATCGTTCACTTCTGGAATGTCTATGGTATTGAGAAGGACATGGACAAGGCACACGTTATCACTGACTTCATTAAGAAGGGATTTGAAACGGGTGACATTTCTATGTTGACTGATGGAACTGAACAACGTGAGTTCCTCTATGCAGAAGATTGTTGTGAAGCACTAGAGTCTGTCATGGAAAACTATGACAAACTCGATTCAGAAGATAATCTACACATTACCTCTTTTGAAGCAACCAGTATTCTTCGCATTGGACACATCATTCAAGGATTGTTTGCAGAGGTTGGTCGCAGTGTGACTGTTACGCCTGCAGAATCCAAAGATGAGGTTCAGAAAGATAAGAGGAATGAGGCAGATAGGTTTATTACTCAGTATTGGAATCCTAAAACCACCATTCAAGATGGTATTCGTAACGTATTTAATGACATGAAAGGAGAGTTCCTATGAAACTACTTACACTTGAAGATTACGAGAAGGCAGGAGAAACATTCTGGCCAAAGTATTGGTACGTAGCCAAAGAACTTGGTGAAGGTGCAAGGTCGGAAGACATTCTGAAATGCATGGAAGCTGTTGGTACAGTTGCACTGAGATTCAAGATGGAAGAGAAAGAAGGTCCATTCGGTTTTAATAAAACAGAAAAAAATAATGAAGATTAATTTGATTTGCAACGACTCATTGTTGCCCTCTACATCAGACAAAAACACTGCTAAGAATACTGAATGGGTCTATGATGGATCGGGTGCAGTGAGTTTGTATGTCAATCAGAAGTCTTTAGATATATTGCAAGATGTCTCTAGTACGCCTAAGTATATTTGGCTACTAGAGTCAAAACAAATTATCCAGGGGATCTATGATTGGATTCTTACAAACTACGACTTTGTTGCTTCCAGAGTGGACGGTATTTTTAGTTGCGATAAAGAACTATGTGAAAAATATCCGAAGTTCTTTTACGCACTGAGTAACGCTGCACCATGGATTGAAGAACGTCAGATCTATGAGAAGACTAAACTGGTCTCTATGATCTCTTCAAACAAAGCAATGGTTCCTGGTCATCGTAAGAGACTGGAATTTGTTCAAAAATTTAGAGATCAAGTTGATCTTTATGGTAGGGGATTCAATGATCTCCCCCGTAAGGAAGAGGGTATTCGAGATTACATGTTCTCCGTGGCAGTAGAGAACGCCGTCTATGATACATACTTTACGGAGAAACTTACAGACTGTTTCGCCACAGGAACGATTCCTGTCTTCTACGGTTGTAGAGGGGTCACAGAATATTTCAACGAAGATGGAATTATATTCCTAGATGATGACTTTGACATTTCCACACTGACTGAAGATCTTTATCATTCCAAATTAGATGCGGTCAAAGATAATTTTGAACGTGCTAATAACCTGCCAGTGGCAGAAGATTATCTATATGAAACTTATTGGAAATGAGTAGTCGATTTAGTTACTTTGAAGAGAATGACATCACACTTACTGGTGTCATTCATGTCGGTGCCCACAGGGGTGAAGAGGTTAATGAATATGAAGACCTTGGTGCTAAGCAAGTCATTTGGGTTGAAGCAAACCCTGATGTATTTGAAGAGATGCGTGTTGCATTGACCAATGCTGAATCTGCTATTGAATCTCATGCATTTCAATACGCTGCGAGTACAGAAGATCATGCTACTGTAAAGTTCAACAGATATTATGGACCTGATGCTGGTTATCTTAGGGGTAACAAGGGATGTTCATCTCTTTTGAAAGCGGAGGGTAGATTTGAGGCCTGGTATAAAGATACAATCGAAGTAGAAACCATCACTATCGATACTCTTTTAGAAGAGAATGATTTCAAAGTAGAAGACTTCCAACTCCTAAACATGGATGTTCAGGGTGCTGAGTTGATGGTTTTAAAGGGTTCTGAAAAAGTCCTAGATAATGTGAAGTGGGTTACCACTGAAGCAACCTGGGAGGATCCTGATTACATTGACAATGTAATGTATGATGAGTTAAAATCTTTCTTGGAATCTAAAGGATTTGTTGAGACACAAATTATTCCCCATGCAGAGAACTGGGGTGATGTTCTTTTTGTAAAGGAGACCCATGAACAGAGTTAAGGATTTTCAAGAGTTAGAAACAAGAATCGTGGCATGGATCAAAGATTATGTCACTAAGAACAAACTGAATAGTCTTGTAGTCGGGGTATCTGGAGGCATTGATTCTGCAGTAGTCTCGACTCTTTGTGCTAGAACTGGTCTACCAACCTATGTTCTTTCAATGCCATTGAACTCAAGTTCCGCAAATGATGATCTTTCGGATTCATATTCTAATTTCCTTGAGGACAATTATGAGAATGTGACTAAAATCCGAGTGGACCTGGGTAAAGTTTATCAGTCATTCATGGACAGTCTTGACTTCTGGTGTGGTGATGGTGAGTATACTAAGAGTGGTCTAGCAAATGCGAACACCAAATCTCGTATGCGTATGGTAACTTTGTATCAAGTTGCAGGAACCACTGGTGGAATTGTTGTGGGAACGGGAAATAAGGTTGAAGATTATGGAGTTGGGTTCTATACTAAGTATGGTGACGGTGGTGTAGACATTGCACCTATCGCAGATCTCTACAAGACTGAAGTATGGGAACTTGGTAAACACCTTGGTGTTGATCAACGTATCATTGATGCTCCTCCTACTGATGGTCTTTGGGATGACAGTCGAACTGATGAAGATCAGATTGGTGCATCCTATGAAGATCTAGAATATGCCATGGAACATGGAACTGGTCCTGCAGTCCGAATTCTCCATGACTATCATGCAAAAAACAAGCACAAAATGAATCCTATCCCGACTTTTGAACTATGAAAATTGGTCTTATTGGTGCAGGACGACTTGGAATCTGTCTCGCTCTCTTGATTGAGAGGGCGGGATATGAAGTTTTGGTATCTGATATTCGTCCAGATTACGTTGACGCCTTAAATAAGAAGAAGATCGTAACGGAGGAACCTGATGTCCAGTGGCTCCTTAGACAAACGGAAAGGTTCGAGGCAACATGGGACAACCAACGTGTCATCGACGAATGCGACTTTATTATTTGCCTTGTTGCAACTCCTTCTCTTAATGATGGTTCTTATGATATAAGTTCTGTTTGGAATGTTGTTGAAGACTTCAAAAAGTCTGAAGCAAAACTAAATGGAAAAACCCTGGTGGTTGGATGTACAACCAATCCAGGAGATTGTGAGAAGTTCAGTGAAGAACTTGCATACTTTGGTGTTGGTGTAGTTTATAACCCAGAATTTATTGCACAGGGAACAATCATAAGAGATTTGCAGAACGCAGACATGGTTCTCATCGGTGGTGCTGATGACGATACCTATGCATTCATGCAAAACCTTTACGGTAAGATTCAGGCACGTCCTCCCAGGTGGGGTAGGATGTCTACAACTGCTGCAGAACTTGTGAAGATTGCAGTGAACTGTTTCGTTACTACAAAGATCAGTTATGCCAACATGGTTGGTCAGGTAATGATTGGTGCAGGATTGGATGAGGAAATCGATACCGTCCTGCAAGCCATAGGAGACGACTCTAGAATCGGAAATAAATATCTTAAGTTCGGGTATGGATTTGGTGGTCCATGTCTTCCAAGAGACAATCGTGCCTTTGCATCATTTGCATCTAAGGTTGGTGTCAAGTATAATCTTGGTGAGACTACTGATAACTTCAATGACGAACATGCGAAGTTCCTTTGTAATTACTATTTGAGTAAGAACAAAGATAGTAGACCCTTCTACTTCCGATATGTTTCATATAAGGAAGGGACGGATATCCTTACAGAAAGTCAACAGTATCGCCTCTGCGAAGATCTTTTGTACCAAGGATACACTTGTTATGTTGATGATAATGAAAGTATCACCACTCAACTAAAACAAAATCCCAAACTTAATGTCGCTAGACTTAAGTATGGAAAACCACCAGAAGATGTACAAGTTATTGAGATTGACCTATGATTGGGTACAACAGACTCGGAAGTAATGGACGTTTGGGAAACCAAATGTTTCAATATGCATCATTAAGAGGCATTGCAAGTAAGAATGGATATGATTGGTGTATTCCTCCAGAAGAATATGATCATAAGGATAACTATGGTTTGTTTGAAACTTTCAAACTAATTAGTGTTACATCAAAAAACCTTGGATTTATTCGGGGTGATTATGTACAAGAAAATGATCATTGTTTTTTAGAGGACTTCTTCAATGTCCTTCCAGATAATGTGAGTTTAGATGGATACTTCCAAACAGAAAAATACTTCTCCCATATCAGAGAAGAGATCCTGGCTGATTATACATTCAGGGATGATTATTTCCTTCCTTGTAAACAGTATATTGACAGTTTGGATTCTCCTCCTATTTTTCTGCATATTCGTCAGTCCGATAATATTGGGAGGGAAGAGTACCACCCCATTCTTCCCCTTACATATTATGAAGAAGCACTGAAGGAGTTCCCCGAAGACACTCCTTGCTTTGTTCTTACAGATGATATTGAGTGGTGTAAGAAACAATCGTTCTTTGATAATGATAGATTCATGTTCAATGAGAACAATGATCGTTATCAATACCAGACTATTGATGGTCTTGGACGTATGCAGAATACTCTTCTGCCCCAGGTTGATCTCTGTCTTATGAGTCTTTGTTCTGGTGCTATTATTGCAAACTCATCATTCTCTTGGTGGGGAGCATGGTTGCAGGATGATGCGGGTAAGGTTGTTGCACCTGATCCTAAGAAATGGTTTGGTACTGCCATGACGCACCTAGATACCTCAGACATTGTGCCTGACCGTTGGATTATTAAAGAGTGGAGTAAGTAATGGCTGTAACATTTAAAGGACTTGGTAACGAGGGTCGCCTTGGTAACCAGATGTTTCAATATGCATTTGTGCGTGGTGTCGCCGCAAACCGTGGATTTGATTGGATGATTCCTGGTCCAAATGCAGATAGACTTGATAACTATGGTCTGTTTGATGCATTTGAGCTAAGTAACTGTGATCTAAATAAGAACACTGGAGAACCTTTCTACAAAACTGTAGAATATAGGGACATGCACTTCAATGAAGAAATCTATGACCGCTGCGAGGACAATACCAATTTCTCTGGTAATTTCCAAACCGAGAGGTATTTTGAAACCATCACCGAGTCTATCCGTGAGGATTTCACTTTTAAAAAGGCGTATCTGGAACCGTGTCAAGAGTTTATTGATTCTCTTGGTGGACGTGACCAGTGCATCTTTTTGCATGTTCGTAGAGGTAATCCAAATCTTACTGGGCGCAGAGGGGAAAAGTGGTCTTACCAGATGGTGCAAGAGTATCACCCACTCTGTAAAGCTGACTATTATGTACGGGCCCTTGAAGAGTTCCCAGAAGACAAAACAGTCATCGTCGTCTCCGACGTAATCGATTGGTGTAAGAAACAACCTTATCTTCAGGGAGATCGATTCCAATTTTCCGATTCATCTTATGAGGTCTTTGGTGATGGTGCATCTGTTCCTTATGTTGACCTCTGTTTGATGAGTCTCTGTGGTGGTGCTATCATCGCCAACTCTTCCCTATCCTGGTGGGGTGCATGGTTGCAAGGTGACACGGGAAAGGTAGTTGTACCTGATCCCTGGTTTGGACCTGCATATGACCACTACAACATGAAGGATATGATTCCAGATCGATGGGTCAAACTCCACAACGATCCATCTCCAGTTACTCCAGAACAATGAAAGATTTAACATTCCTATTACCATGTCGCATTGAGTCTGAAGATCGACTCAAGAATGTAATTACATCTACGACATATCTTCTCAAGAACTTTCCAGAAGCAAAAGTAATTCTGAAAGAAGTAGATACCAGGTCACACTTCAAGTTCCGTGCCCTACCCATCATTCAAAAATATGTAAATACAAATCAACTGACTCATATTTTTGAGGAGAGTGATGAAAAGTTTTTCCATAAGACTCGTATCTTGAACGATCTTCTGGTTGCTTCTGATACTCCTATCGTTTATAATCATGATGTGGATGTAGTTCTTCCTAAGGAAAGTTATGAACTTGCATACTCTGCAATTAAAAACGGACAGTCTGATGCAGTCTATCCTTTTGGTTGTGGAGTTTATCAGTGGGCTGTAAACTATTCCGAATCAATTTTTAGTCAGTTCTTGGATTCTGATTTTGATTTCAATACACTAGATGAAGGTAAATTTAGAGTTGCTTCATCGATTGGTTGGGGTCAAATGATCAAAAGAGATACTGAGATTGAAGTTGGTATGTGGAATGAAAACTTCATTTCATGGGGTGCAGAAGACTGTGAGTTCTACTTCCGTCTGAATAGTTTTGGTCGAAAGGTGGGTAGAGTTCTTGGTGACATTTATCACTTTGAACATGGTAGAACATTCAATTCACACTACCACAATCCCAAGTTCATGGATAACCACAATCTATGGCAAGATATTAGAACGTGGGATGCCGATAAACTTATTGAGTACTATCAAAAACAAGATTACAACGCAAAGAGGTTAGAAGAACTGTCATGCTAGCAATTAATGAACTCGGGAACATGGGTCGTCTAGGAAACCAGATGTTCCAATATGCAGCAACGCGAGGACTTGCAGCTGCAAAGGGGTATGAATGGTGTATTCCGCCTTTTACAACTCCTAGGATTGATAACTACAGTCTTGCTAATTGTTTTACTATGGAGAGTGTTACTCCCAGTAATCAATACATTCTTGATCGTGGACATGCTCCAGTAGTTATGGAAAAACAGTTCCATTTTGATGAGGAACTGATGCAACTATGTCCTAATGATGTTTCTTTGTATGGATTCTTCCAGACTGAAAAGTATTTTGCACATATTCGGGATGAGATTCGTAAGGACTTTACTTTCCATGAAGATCTGACGGTTCCTATTCAAGGATTCCTTAGTGATCTGAAAGATCCTATCTTCCTGCATGTACGTCGTGGTGATCCTAACCTTGTCGATGCTCGTGGATTTAAGTGGTCTTATACCCAGTGTTCTTCTATGCACCCGCCACAGTCCCTTGAGTACTATGAAGAGGCACTGAAACAATTCCCAGACGATCAAGAGGTTGTCGTTGTCTCAGACTCTCCTGAGTGGGTTATGGAACAGGAACTATTCAAACCCGATCGTTTCTTTGTTTCTACACCTGAAGAGAAGTATCCTGATGGATCTTACACTCCTTATATTGACCTCTGTTTGATGGCGAATTGTAAGGGTGCGATCATTGCAAACTCTACTCTATCTTGGTGGGGTGCATGGTTGCAGAATGGTGCTGGTAAAGTCATTGCACCTAAGAACTGGTTTGGTCCTGACTACGCTGATAAGGACACTAAAGATTTGTATTGCGAAGGTTGGGAAGTTATTTGATGGATAAGAACAAGTCCGTAGCTACACTTAAAGGTATGGGACCCATCTATTACATCAACTTAGATGGGCAACCAGAACGCAGACAGTACATGGAAGACATGTTTGCACACTGGGAGATCACAAACTATGAAAGAATCTCTGCCTATGATGGTAGAGATGATGATCTGAGTGATATTCTTCATGGAAGGTATCCTGAGAACATGAGTTCTGGTGAGATTGGATGTGTAACCTCTCACCTTAAACTCCTTAAGCACTTTCTGGAAACATCTGATGCACCCTATTGTGTGGTGATGGAAGATGATGTTGACATTAACATCGCCAAGTTCTGGAGTTTTACTTGGAATCAACTCTATGCAAGATTCCCCTATGACTATGATGTTGTTCAGTTGGCAGTGATCTGTCCTGGTACACTTCATGTCAATCTACACAGGAGATTCGTAAACGATTTCTCTACAGCGTGTTATGTTATTACACGTCACCATGCGGAAAAGGTGGTTCGCCTCCATTGTCGGGGGGAAAAGTATAAACTAGACTATAAGATCAAGCCACGTGCTGTTGCAGATGATCTGATCTATAACTCTGGTAATACATTCGCCTTGCCCATATTTCTCTACAAGATTGAACTGGGGTCCTCAATCCATCCTGAACATATTGAGATTTTCCATAGAGGATCACATGACGGTTTGCGAGAGCTCTGGGAAACCCAGGGATCTACCTTAGAATTGGATCGACTCATGGAATATGATCCATACCTAGGACGAACGTCAGAAGGCCCTAAAAAAGACGCTTGACAAAGATTGTTACATTACTATATAATTATGTTGTAAATCTTTACAAAGCAAATGACTGTTACTACTAATGAGCGTGGACAACAAAATCTATTTGCCCGCGAACCCCGCATGTATGTAGATCAAACCGCAGCAGAACGCTATGGTTATGAGACCTACGCAGAACGTGCAGAAAAACTGAATGGTCGTACAGCCATGTTGGGATTTGCAGCCGCTGTTATTTCTTATGCTACCACTGGTAGTCTGTTCTTCTTTGGAATGTTTGGTATCTGATGGAAAACTCTCTTCTTGAAATTCTGACTTATTATGTTATTGGTGGTGCCCTTCTGATTGGTGCCCCAGGAGTATTTTTCTTTATTGTATTCCAACCCGCCCTTCAAAATACTAAGGGTCGAATGGTTGGATACAAAGACCACAAAACATATGGTGATTCTTCTATCTACGAAAACACACCAAGTGACAACACTAAGTTTTTTCTTCAACTAGATAGTTGAAAAAGATTTAATACCATGACCAATGAGAACGCACTGTGGGAAGACATGCGAAGACTCAATGCCCTATACGAGGAACTCTGCTGGGGGCACGATGATGAACTTATTTTCACTCACGAAAACGGTAGAGTCGTAATCTTTAACAAAACTTTGGAGAAAAACAATGACTGAAAGAGCAGAACGCATCAACGGTTGGGCCGCAATGATCGGTGTAGTCGCAGCAATGGGATCTTATGCAGCAACAGGACAAATCATTCCTGGTGTATGGTGATGGGATATCTCGCAGTAGTAATGTTTTTGACATTCGGTGTGGGAGCAATGATTTCGCAGAGTGGTGATGAGTGACATAGTAGGAAATATCTTAGTTTTTAGTCTTTCTTTTCTGAGTGGATGGGTACTAGTTGCCGCATTCGCGTCAGGAAATGATGACGATGATGGAGGCCCTGACAGTGGTCTGATGTCACCTGTCCTAGATGGTATCTAAATACGAGGAGGGAAACCTCCTCATTTTTTATGGGATTATTATGTTAACCAACACAATTACGGATGGAGTAAAGGAACGTCTTCTGTATACACTGGGAAAACGTCCTGAGTCTGCCTCTGCACACGATGTCTACATGGCACTTTGTTATGCTGTTAGAGATCGAATGATTGATAATCATTTAGTTGAAAAATCACACAGAAAGGAAGTTGCATATCTGTCTGCAGAGTTCCTTATTGGACCGCAGTTGAGTAACAATCTACTCAATTTGGATATTCGCAAAGAAGCTGCTGCAGCAGTTGGTCAATTTGGATATGATCTGGATGAGATTCTAGAATTGTCTGAAGAACCTGGACTTGGAAATGGTGGTCTGGGTAGACTTGCTGCATGTTACATGGAATCCATGGCAACTCTGAGAGTTCCTGCCACTGGATATGGTATTAGATATAAGTACGGTATTTTCAAACAAACAATCCGAGACAACCAACAGGTAGAAGTTACCGATAATTGGTTACATGGAGATTGGCCATGGGAAGTTTGTTATCCAGATGAATCTGTTATGGTTGGATTCGGTGGAAAGGTGGAACACTATGAGTTCGATGATGGTGATCATAGAGTTCGTTGGGCACCTCAACACCATGTAGTTGCAGTTCCTTATGATGTTCTGCAAGCAGGATATAAAGTAGATAGTTGTGCTAAGATCAGACTCTGGAGAGCAGACGCGATTGATGTGTTTGACTTCAAAGCATTCAACCAGGGAGACTATCTGGGATCAGTAGAGAATAGTGTAACCACAGAGACTATCTCTAAGGTTCTGTATCCTAATGATGGTACTGATCAGGGTAAAGAACTTAGACTGAAACAACAGTTCTTCTTTGTTAGTGCCTCTCTTCAAGATATGATTAGAAGTCTCAAAGAACGTAATCTACCTCTCGAAGAGTTCTACAACTATTATCAAGTTCAGTTGAATGACACTCATCCATCAGTTGCGGTTGCAGAACTGATGAGACTTCTTATGGATGATCACCACATGGAGTGGGATCTTGCATGGGATATTACAAGTAAGTCGATTGCATATACTAACCACACACTACTCCCAGAGGCACTGGAGAAGTGGAGTGTAAGTCTGTTTGAAAAACTTTTACCCAGACATCTAGAGATCATCTATGAAATCAACTCTAGATTCCTTCAGATTGTTAGAATGCATTATCCAGGAGACGAGGAAACTCTCCGTAAACTTTCTATCATTGATGAAACAGGTAATAGATCTGTTCGCATGGCCCATCTTGCAACAGTAGGATCTCATCATGTCAATGGTGTTGCTGCACTTCACTCAGATCTTATCACTAAGAATCTGATGCCCGAGTTCTATGATCTTTGGCCTCATAAGTTTACCAATGTGACTAATGGTGTGACACCACGCCGTTGGTTGGCAGATTCTAACCCTGCACTTGCAGAAGTTCTCACCGATTATGTTGGCGATGGATGGGTTACTGACATGACTCGTCTAGGGGATCTGGAGAAGTTTGCTGATGATCCTATTGTTCTTGAGAAGATTGGTGCGACAAAACTAATCGGTAAACATAAACTTGCACAATACATACAGAAGACACTTGGCATCTCTGTTGATCCGTCAAGTATGTTTGATGTACAAGTAAAGAGGATTCATGAATACAAACGACAGCATCTCCTTGCTCTATGGATTGTGTCTCGGTATTTGTATATCAAAAATCATAAAGACGATTATGTTGTTCCACGTACAGTAATCTTTGGTGGTAAAGCCGCACCTGGTTACTATATGGCGAAGGAGATTATTCGTTTCATTTGTAATCTTGCGGAGACGGTCAACTCAGATCCCGATATGGATGGAAAGTTGCGTGTTGTATTCTTACCTAACTATAGTGTGAAGTTGGGTGAGAAAGTTTATCCTGCTGCAGACCTCTCTGAACAGATCTCAACTGCAGGTAAGGAAGCATCTGGTACTGGTAATATGAAGTTCCAGATGAATGGTGCTTTGACTATTGGTACACTCGATGGTGCAAACGTAGAGATTCGTGACTTGGTAGGTGAAGAGAACTTCTTCCTCTTTGGTAATACTGAAGAAGAGATCGGTGATCTATGGAAGAATGGTTATGATCCTAAAGAACACATGAGTTCAGGATTGTTCGAGGCCATTGAATTAATCAAGTCTGGTCACTTCTCTAATGGTGATAAGAACGCATTTGTTTCTATCATTGATAATCTGATGCAGAGTGATCCATTCTGTGTCTGTGCAGACTTTGCAGATTATTGCCGTGCCCAGAACGTTGTAGATAACACCTGGGGTAATAGAGAGGAATGGAATCGTAGATCTCTGATGAACATTGCTAGATCTGGATTCTTCTCATCCGATAGATCGATTCAAGATTACTGTGACAACATTTGGAAAGTATGAACATTTGGGTTGGGTATGATACCCGTGAACACTGGGCATTCAAGGTCTGTGATTACAGCATCCGCAAACACAGACCTGAAGCAATAGTAAAACCAATTGAACAACGAAACGTAAGACTTCTTGGTCTTTACGATAGACCTGTGGATGAGAATGCGTCTACTGAGTTCTCTCTAACTAGATTCTTAACACCTGCACTATCAAATTTTAAGGGTTGGTCACTATATTGTGATTGTGACTTCTTATTCATTGAGGATGTTAAGGATTTATTTGATATGGCTGATCCTAAGTATGCTGCAATGGTAGTCAAACATGACTATAAACCAAAGAGCAATACGAAGATGGATGGTCAAATTCAGTTTCCATATCCTAGAAAGAACTGGAGTTCTTTGATCTTATTCAATAACGAACATCCATCTCATAAGTTTTTGGATGTCAATGGTATGACTCCTGCAGAGTTGCATCAGTTTGACTGGATTGCAGATAAAGATCTAGGTGAACTACCTGAACGGTGGAATTGGTTGGTTGGTTATTATGATGATCTGTGGGCTTACGATGATCCTTTTGCATTGCACTATACGGATGGTGGACCATGGTTTGAAGAGACTAAAGACTGTGATTACTCTGGTTTGTGGAATCAATATTATGAGGAGTGTCTAGATGCAAATAAAATATATCGTTGATGAGACTGGTATAAATTTTGAGCATCCACCTAATAGGGTCATGGGATTTAATCCTGTGACTTTGGATGTCATGTCAGAAAAAATGGTTAGAGATAGTTATAAATCTAACTTGAAAAATATAAGATCAATTCATAATGATGATCCCAATATATTTTTTAATCCAGGAACCAAAGAAGGTGACGAGAAACTTAGATCTATAGCCAAACTTCCATATCAGTATTTGGATTATAAGAAACATGGATGTTTCATGTACCCATACATTGCAATAGATTTAAATATCATTGATAGGAAAGGATATAGTAAAACTAATCCAGAGAGATGGGATCTTCAAACAGGATCTGGTAGACTTTTTATTCAGAATCGATATTTCCCAGAAAGTAATTATCCACTTGCCCATTTTTCCTTACAATATGGAACAGGTAGAGGTGAAGTTATCGAAGAATATGTTGAATACGTTAAACAAACTTCATGGTGGAAAGACAAAGATGTGTCCGACATGGTAGCATTTGTTAACTTACATCCATACCCAGATCCTAAGTGGACACATACAGATGGTATTGAGGTTCCTTTTGATGAACAGGAGTATAGATGGAATGAAAAAAATGTTTGGTTTATTAAACTGATAGACTTTGTGCCTCAGAAAGATGCGGGGAAACATATAGAACCCAGATTAAAACCAGACTACTTCTTAAGTAAGACCATTCAAAACAATCTAAATAAAAGATTACATAAAATATACGAAGAATTTGAAGGGGAAGACATAGATCTTTTAGACAAATTCATTTTCGATAACTTAGACTACGTAGAATCAATTTATGACTGGAGACTTTAAAATATTATGTTTTGATGATGCAACTGGAATGCCTATGGATATTCCTACCATCGTGGACTATAAGTATGAAGTCATATTACCAACAGACCAAATGGCTCAAGATGCCTTCAACGTCTTTACTGCGGATGTGGATGAGTTTTTAGAAGAAGATACTACTTTATCAGAAGAAGAGTATATATTCAGTGAAAAATATATTTTTCCTCACGACGTATTCACAAAACTGCCATATCTTTATTATGATTTGTGTGTAAAGAAACTACCTTTTAAATATCCTGCTTATGTTTTTCCAGATAGGAAAAAAAGTAGGAAAATGATTTCTGGATTGGGTAGAACTCTTATAGCTTCTACTTTTGCCCATGATGTTCCTTTGGATATTACTACACACTCAGAACAGTTTGGTACTGGTGGAGAAGAAATAATCAGAAAACTAATTAATGATATTTCTAATAATAGATATTGGATGGGTCATGTAAAATATCCTATTGCTGTTGTCTTACTTTCAAAGTATAAAAAAGATTTGTATGTAATTAAGGATTTGAGTTTTACCGATGAAAACTACTTGAACTCCTATAGAAATTTTAGACCAGAACCATTCATCGAAAGATCTATGGATATGAAATTATGGAGTAGGATAAAGTTGATTTTGAAATCTGGTAAATATTACACTGAGATTCTCAATGACATTGTTTTTAAGAACTTAGATTATGTTAAAGATAAAGTACTTTGATGATGGTAGTGGAAAAGAATTAAAATCTACCAGGATCAAACCTCTAATGATTGCAAATTTTGAGTATGAATCTCAAGTTAAAATATCTGAAGAGTTTCATAGTTGTGCCATAGATGACATTAAGTATCATGTAAATAGAGTACTTAATGGTAATCCTAAGCCTAGGATCTTTACAAAGTTGCCGTATCTCTATAAAGAGTTTCAAAAAGATGGGATGATGAGGTTTCCATTCTATGAATTTTGTGATCATCCAGATATAAATGTGCGATATGGTGTGGGATATGGTAGAGCACTAGTTGCACGAAAGTACTTTCCAGACATTAGGGTAGATCATATAAAGTCATCTCAAGATTTTGGTGTAGGATCAATTGAAATTGCAGAAAAAGCAATAGATTTGATTAGGAATAATATGTATTGGAAAGATAAATCAGTTTCCGAAACAGTTATTGTCATGTTGGGTAAACATACTTGGTATTATTATCTTAAAGAAATAGGTTTCGCTTCGGATGACTATCTAGAGAGAAGAAAGAATTATAGACCTCAAGAATTTGTAGAATCAACAATCAATGATGGGTTGTGGGAATTGCAGGAACAGGCAATAAAAGAAGACCCCACAAATTGTTTTGATATGGTTGTGAGAGGCATGTTAAATAACCTTGATGGACTTCAATCCAATAATATCAAGTATTATACAAAATGAAATACAATGTAACTTACTTTGATGCTGACGATGGTCAGTTGATTGAATTTGATGATGGTCTCTTTAACTTAAATCTTGTAAAGTTTAAGTACTATAAGAATGAAAAAATTTCACCAGATAGACTTGCAACTGCGTTTGATCTTTTCAAATATGATGTTGATAGATACTTAAACGGTGGTCGTGGATATGGTATGCGTGATTATGACGATGGTAGAATAGCTTTCGATGTTTTCACTATACTTCCTTTCCTATACCTAACTGCTGAAGGAGGAGAACCATTTCAGTATCCCATTATGGAATCTCCGTATCAGGAGAAGTGGTTGACTTCTAATGACTATGGACTCAAACATACGCCAATGTTATCTGGAAATGGTAGGAGTTTAATCTTAGGTAGATATTTTCCAGAACAAACCATTGATATTGTTAGTAGCGATATATCGGAAGGTATTGGTGGTGATGACGATATGGAAGAATTTTTGGATAACTTATTTGAAAATTCATATTGGAATGGTAAAGATATATCTGATTATAAAATCATAGTTAACTTATGTTCTGTGGGCGAAAATAGATTCTTTGGTGGATTGGATGACTTTTATGACGACTATACTTATAGAATGTTGTACACTCTAAAGACAGTAGAGTTAGTTGATCCTGAATACATGGAAAACTATAAGCACTACAGACCTGAAAGGTTTATAGAAAATACTTCTAGACTAACTAACTGGAAGATTCTTAAAAATATTATTGATGGATCTACATTGGAAACTGATGAAGACTATTGGGAATTATTAGATAATATGGTTAGAGGATACAAAAAACATTTTGAGAGTGTCTATACTTGGAAGATATGAAACCTATATTATACTTTAATGATAAAACTGGAGAGTCGTTAAACCTTGGTGATCAGTTAAAGGTAGTTGGATATAAGTATGAACACGATACGATATCCGAAAGACTCTTTCAAGAATCTCTTTCTATCTTTAAGAGAGATATCAAACACTTCAAGTCTGCTCCTTTCAATCCTGCATGGAATAAACCATATGATGATGCTTTTATAGAATTCAGAGAGGGATATTGGTTGATAACAAAATTGATTCATTTATATGATGTCCTTGTGGAGGAGGGTAAGTTCAAACAACCATTTGTTATTGATCCCAATAAGGAAAGACTTCTTTCATGTGGGCATGGTAGAACGTTGATTGGGTATAGGTATTTTCCATATCTTGTTCATGATTATACTACGCATGGTAAAGAGTATGGTGTTGGTGGTGAAGAGTTAGTAAGAAAATATTTGAGTCTTGCTGGAAGTGGGAATGATTTTGATAAAGAATATGTTGTGTCATTACTTCCCTTTCAGGACATGTGGCAAATTAGGAGTGTTAATTTTGTGAGTAAAGAATATTTGTCTGAAAGACTAAAGAGACCAACAACTAGACAACTAGATCCTTTTCTGGAAAAAGTCTGTACTTTCGATGACTGGTTGGAAATAAAATCAAAGATAAAACTTTCTAAGTTAGAAACAGATGAAGATTATTTGCAACTCTTGGACGATATTATATTATGCAGAGGATAAGATACTTTGAAGACACTAGTGGTAGAGAAATAAAATCAACCAAGATAAGACCTTTGATGATCTGTAATTTTAAGTATGATTGTCAGGTTGATATTCCAATAGATTTCCATCAATATGCTATTGATGATTTTAATTATCATTTGGAAAGAGTTAGGAGTGGTAAAGATAAACCCAGAAACTTCACCAAGTTGCCTTATCTTTATAGAGACATTTTATCTGAAGGTATGGTTAGATTTCCTATCTTTACATTTATGGACTGTGATGATCCTTTCGATAAGTATTCTACTGGATTTGGTAGAGCACTAGTAATAGGTAGATACTTTCCTGATTGTAAAGTTGATATTATTAGATCTTCGGAAGAGTACGGTATTGGTACTACAGAAGTTGTTGAAAAAGTAATTGATTTGATACGGAATAGTGACTATTGGAAAGACAAGGATTTTATTGAAGATGTCATAGTGTTTTTAGAACCATGTGGTGCATACTATTACATTAAAGAGATTTGTTTTGGGCACGACTATATAGATGAACGTAAGTGGTGGAAACCCAATCAATATATTGAAGATACTGTGTCTGATTATTTGTGGGAAAAACAGAGAAAGATTATATTAGATGATCCAGAAGATTGTTTTGATAAAATAGTAAAGGGTATGATCAATAGTTTAGACAGACCAAAGTCGGAGAAAGATGAATATTTTATATAATGATGCGGTAACGTTTGAAACATTAAAACCGTTTGATGATATTGCCCAGTTTGAATATATGGAGAATACTCTGGTAGATTCTATTGATGAACAATCATCTTTTGATACTTTTGTTTCTGATGTAGAAGATGTAATGCAAGGCAAATATGATAATAATTCTATAGAATATCCCCAGTCACACTTCACTGTTCTCCCTATTTTGTATAAAGAACTTTCCGAAGGAGGATGTATGTATCCAATGTATAAAACTTCTGATCCTACCTCTCCCATGAGAGAAACTGGAAAGTGTAGAACATTGATCCTATCTCATTTCTTACCGCAGACTCCTATAGATAGAGTCATATTTCAACCAAAGTCTGGTGGCAAATTATCAAATCTAATTGACCTAGTACGAAAAGGAAAGGAAGTCGATCAAGTTTCTGTATTATCATGTATGGGAACTATGTGGCCTAGAAGAACTTACGTCATGGGGATAGAGTTTGACCAGGAACCTCATCCTCTGGGTCCTTGGTCTGGTAAGATCTACGACGAGTCTGATTTATGGTGTGAAATGAAACGTTTGATAATTAAGTCAGATGGTAATTATAAGAAATTGCTTGATAAGTTAGTTCACTTTTGTTGACAATGATCTATTATGACGGTAATATAAATATTAAATATTGACCTCATGTACGGAGATATTATTAGTGGCACTAAAAAAACCGTCCGAACTAAATGGTGAAAACAAGGAGATTAAAGCTCCTGAGGTAGTTGATATTCCGATGGAAGAACAGACCATCGAATCACCACATGAGGGAGTAGCACCTTCATTGTTGATTATTGATAGTGCTTTTAAAAATATTCAGGAACAAATTCTCTCTGCAAATAAAAAACAACTGCAGGAGTATCGGGAAGACATTGTTGGTTTATATGATCTAGTAGATGATCTTGTAAATGATAAACTTCCTAAGTATAAGAAGACTGTCCATCAAACAGATCTCAGAGTCGAATCAAAGATTAAACAAGCTGAGAAGAAGATCTTTGAACAAGTTGAAGTATTAACTGAAAACTTTAAAGATACCACTTCTTCCACAGTTAAAGAAGTTAGAAACCTTTTGGACTCTAGAGTTCATCAGGTAAAAGAAAGTATTGATAAGAAATATAGTAGAGAACATGGCATTGCCATTAAAGAACTGAGAGAAGAAGTATTTGGAATTTTATCTAAGAAAGATTTTGATATCTCTGCTCTTGGTAAGAAACTAAATGAAATTAGTGAGTCCTATCAGGCACTAAAAGAAGAAACCAAGAAAGGAAAACTTCTTAATGAAGGTCTTTTGAACGGACCTCTGGATCCGAATGATCCTCTTTCTAAAACTGAGTTTGTAACCATTGACCAGTTGAACAAACACTATAGTTTGTTTGTCAATAGAGTTCAAGAGCAACTATCAACACTTGGTGGTGGCGGTGAAACCCGTTTGCAATATCTTGATGATATTGTGGGTATTGCTACTAATGCAAGTGCATATGATGGCATGTATCTGAGATACGATCATGCGACTAAGAAGTTTGTATTCTCTACGGTTACCGCACCTTCAGCTGACACAGTAAATTATGCTTTCGTTGCCGGCATTTCAACGTTTGCTACCACTGCTGGTATTGCAACTAATGCATCTGCCGCGACCTATGCTACCACTGCTGGTATTGCAACTAATGCATCTGTCGCGACCTATGCTGCTACTGCTGGTATTGCTTCTGTAGCAACCACGGCTCAGAGTATATCTGGTGTTGCTGGGACCGCGACCTATGCTGCTACTGCTGGCATCGCAACCTATGCTTCTACTGCTGGTATTGCAACCTTTGCAAACGATGCAGACATTCAAGGTGAGAAGAGTATTCTTTATGTTGCCAAGGATGGTAATGATTCCAACTCTGGTGAACTGACTAAACCAAAACTAACCATTAAGGCTGCAGTTCAAAAAATTATTGACGAAGGTCTATCTGATACTGTTGTAAGAGTTGCACCAGGTTCTTACATTGAAGACAATCCTATTGTTCTTCCTAATGAGGTTAGTGTAATCGGTGCATCTATTAGAGAGACTACGATCAGTCCCCTAAATGCAGATCAAGATATCTTCCATGTTGGTAATGCAAACTACATCGCTGAGATGTCTTTTACTGGAACTCAAAATCCAGGTAAAGCAGTTGTTGCATTTGATCCTGTAGAGAGAAGATATATTAGTAGATCTACATATGTTCAGAACTGCACTAACTTCATTCCTAATAATATCGGGATGAAGATTGATGGTGATCTCTCTATTGGACCAACGAAGTCCATGGTTGTTGACTCCTACACTCAGTATAATCAGGGTGGTATTGGTTGTTCTATTACCAATAATGCATATGCCCAGTTGGTTTCTATGTTCACAATTTGTTGTGAAACTGCAATCTTTACAGGGACTGGTGGTGCATGTGATCTTTCAAACTCCAACTCATCATTTGGTGATTTTGGATTGGTTGCAGATGGTGTTAGTGATCTAAGTTATACTGGTGTTGTTACTACTGCAGCTGCAGAAAATACTGACGTATTTGCCATCAATCTAAACAATCCAACATTAAATGTAGTCAATGCAGGTTATACACATACTACTGGTATGTTGAGAGTTGAAACTGATGGAGCACATAAGTTCTTGATTGGTGCTGGTGTAACTATTAATAATATGACTTTTAGTTGCAATGAGGGTAACTCAATTTATCCTTCTGGTAATTTGGGATATGTTTTCAATGCAGAAGCAGTCGCAGAGGGAACCTATTATGATGGACATACTCTGATTGCTGGTAATAGACAACATATCATTGATCAATCCTATGCTGCGATTGGTGTTGCATATCCTTCATTTGTCCAACCAGATCCTGAGAAATGTAAGAGAGATATCGGTCACGTTATCGATGCAGTCACTAAGGATATCCGCGACAAGACTTCAAAGAATACTCTTGAAGCAACAAAGAGATACTTTACTCTTGATGGATCTGCACTAATCTCTAATGGTGTTGCTGGTGAAGTTCCACAAACTCTTGTAGGATTTAGTTCTGCAAGAGTCATGATGAAGGAAGCAATTACTAATCAACTTCCATTCAAGGATCTAACTATTCTTCCTGATCCTGGTACTGGTTCCAATACTGATCCTGCATCTTGTTCTGGACCTCGTTCCTTTATTGATAATCTGGTTGGTATTCTTACCACTAGACTGGGTGCTGGAAATATCGTGGGTGCAAACGAGTTACCTGCAGTATCCATGGCTAGTACAGTATTCACTGTTAACGTTGGTGTTTCCACTATTGCACACACCTATGTAAGTGGTGGAGATGCTGCACTTGACGTTCCTAGACCACATGATGGTCAGGTTATTTACTTTGATAGACTCTATAATACTGTCAAGAAAGTCAACATCAGTGATCAAGGAACTTATACCGCACAACCATCCGTTGTGTTCTCTGATCCAGAGACTGATTGGGGTGTCAAAGCAACTGGTATTCCTGTTCTAGAAAACGGAAAGATCGTTGGTGTTGATATGATTTCAAATGGTAGAGGATATGTAAATCCTCCTACTGTCACCTTCTCTACTCCCCAGTCAGGCATAAATACTGCAGTAGGTAAGGCTGAACTTACTCCGACTTACTATACAATTTCAAAAGCAACGGCAATTACTAATGATGTTTCTTTGGTAACCTTGACTGAAAATGTGCCTTTCGCCGTTGGAGTTGGTACGGTAGTAAACTTCTTTAAACAAAGTAGAATACTTGCAACTTCCCACTCATTTGAATTTGTTGGATCTGGAAATGATATTTCTAGAGCAATTCCATATAGTGGTGGCATTCCACCAATCCCTGAAAATGAAACAGATTCTAGAAACGGTGGACTGGTAATCTACACCAGTACTAACCAAGCGGGTAACTTTAAGATCGGTGACGGTGTTATTATCAACCAAGTCGAAGGAAGAATTTCAGGACAATCGTACAGCAAGAGTTTAGTTTCAACTATGACACCATATATTTTATCTCTCGGGGGTTTCTAAAAAATGGCATTAGCACTTAATAATTATGTGACAGTTGGTGTCAACGCAGGAAGCTCTCCAGTAGGAATATATACCGCACCATCTGGTTATAACGCAGTTGTACTATGCGCCCAAGCGACAAACACAACGGGTGCATCAGAAGACGTTACTCTACAACACGTCAGAGAAGTATCAGGAGTCGCAGTAACAACATATGCTTCATATCAAAAAGCATGTGCATCTCATGAAACAATTGAACTGACTACAGGAAAATTAACTCTTGTTCCTGGAGATCAGTTTAAAGTCGGTACAAGCACATCAACTGGACTACATGTTTTAGTAACTGTCCTTGAAACATTAATCTGAGGGGCTAAATGGAAAGGAAGAGACATCTCAAGATCGGTATTTCTAGTTATACTGATACCCATACAGTTTTAGGTGTTACTGGTAATGCTGAGTTCTCTGGAATCGTTACGGCTCTAGAGTTTCATGGTGATGGATCTAACTTAACAAATATAACTGCTGACGCTGGTGCTTATGCAGGCACTGCTGGTTTTGCAACTGTAGCTGGTTACGCACACACCGCTGGAATTGCGACGAATGCAACCACTGCTGGATCTGCAACCACTGCAACTGCAGCTGCTACTGCTTATTCTCTGACTGGTAGACCAAATATTGAGATCACCAATCTTGATGTAGCGGGTATTGCTACATTTAAAGAAGATATTTACTTTGGTGATAATGATCAAATCATCATGGGTGATGGATCTGATCTGAAAATCTATCATGATGGTAGCAACAGTTATGTAGAAGATGCTGGAACTGGTGCCCTCATTATGAAGGGCACCACCCTTCGTTTTAGATCTCCCGATGATGAAAAGATAATTAACGCTCATCAAAATGGATCAGTAGATCTTTTCTTTGATGACTCCAAGAAATTTGAAACTACTCAGTCAGGTATTATAGTAACTGGTATTGCAACTGCTGATGGATTTGTTGGACCTCTAGAAGGCAATGTTACTGGCGATTTAACTGGAGATGTCAATGCTGGAATTATCACTGCGGTTAGTGGTAACTTCACTGGAAACGTAACCATTGGTGGTACTCTAACTTATGAAGACGTAACCAATGTAGATTCCATTGGTATAGTTACTGCGAGAGATGGAATCGTAGTTAATACTCGCGGTATTCATGTTCTATCTGGTATAACTACTCTGCAAGATCTTGATGCTCAGGATCTTAATATTAGAAATATTACTGGTTCTGCTGCAACTTTCACAGATAGTGTTAGTCTTTATGATAATGATAGGATTTACCTTGGTACTTCCCAGGAGATGGAAATCTTCCATGGGACACTCGGAAACTCTTTCTTTACGTCAACTAAACCTCTGTATATTAAGTATGGTCAGTCTGGCCAAACACATGAGATGTTCATTCAGAACGACTCTATAACAGCAGCAAAGTTTACTGATGATGCATCTGTAGAACTATATTATAATGGCGGAAAGAAATTAGAAACCGTTGGTGGTGGAGTAACTATCACTGGTGACTTGAGAGTATCGGGTGTTGTAACTGCTACTAGATTTGAAAGTACTTCTTCAGGTACTCCAAGTATTGATTCTCCTAATAACTTAGATCTAAATGCAATTAACGTTGCAGTTAGTACTGACATGTCAGTCGGTAGAAACTTAACTGTTGTTGGTTTTGTTTCTGCTGCTAACTTCTACGGAGATGGTTCTGGTCTTGTAAATGTACCTGCTCAAAGTTACGTTGGGAATGCTGGTGTTGCTACCTATGCACAAACTGCTGGCATTGCTACCTATGCACAAACTGCTGGCATTGCAACTGTTGCAGAAAATCTGACAGGAGATCCAGATATTAGTATCACTTCCGCCACCGCTGGTGGTACGATCCTGAGAACTGGTGCTGCTGGTACTGTAAGACTTGATAGAGGTGATGGTAACTTCACTGGAGTTGTAACCGCAACAACTTTCTATGGTGATTTCCAAGGAAGTGGAAGTGGGATCACTGGAATCACCGCAACATATGCAAATACTGCTGGTGTTTCTACTGTATCTCAAGGACTTACTGGTACACCAGATATTGAAGTTGCTAACCTTAATGTTTCTGGTATTTCAACATTTACTGGAAATATTCAACTCAATAGAAGTTTTTCTAACGAGGGAATTACATTTAAACGTGCTAATGTATACAAAGGCGGTATCGAAGTTGGTACTTCAGTAATACAAATAGCATCAAATGGTACTCAGGATTTGATGTTAGGTTCCAATAATCTTGGAGGAACTAGTGGTGATGTAGTTATTGCTAGTGTTGGTGCAACATCGGGTTCTAATGACTATAGCACTGGTTGGGGAAGAATGGCAGTCTTCACTGGTTTTGGAACTGCTCAACTTTGGCATCAAAATGTCAAGAAATTTGAAACAACTGGTATTGGTGTTACTGTCTTTGGAAATACTGAAACACAAACATTAAACGTAACTGGTGTTTCTACATTTAATGATAAGGTTGCTATTGGAACTGACGTAGCTTCTAACAGTGGAAAACTACATTTTGCCACTGCTGATGGTTACATTAATAGATCATCAATTAGTGTTGGTAATCCTATAACTGATTATGGACTTTATGTTGTTGATTCTACCTCGAATGCAAATTCAAATCTTCATCAAAACTATGTAAGACAAACTACAAATGGAAATTATTCTGTTTCTGTTGGTGCAGCAAATGCTTTCCGAGTTAGTAATAATGATGGAAGCTCTTCTTCCGCTGGTAATCCTGGTGGTATGCAGGATAGTGACGTTGCATTTGTAGTTAACCCCGATACTTCAACTGAACTTAGATATAATTACGATAAGAAACTTGAAACCACTGGTGTAGGTGCCACAGTATTTGGAACTACAGAAACACAACAGTTAAACGTATCTGGTGTTTCTACATTCTCTGGCGACATTGGTTCTAGCCTTATTCCTGCAAGTGATGATACTTATGACTTAGGTGCTCCTAACGATGAATGGAGAAACCTTTATATTGATGGACTTGCAAATGTTGATCAATTTCTATGTTCAAGTAGTGCTACTTTTCAAGGGAATGTTGAAATTAATTCTTTAAATATTTCTGGTGTTTCTACGTTCTTGGATGGTGGAAACGGTGAAATTAAAGTTTTTGAAAGTAGTGGTGACCCTATAATACAAAAATCTGGTGGTGGTTTGTTACACTTCAGGACAAATAATGGTTTTGATATTGAAGATAATTCTGGTAACCTATTTGCTAGATATGGATCTGGTGGTGGAGGTGTCGGTGATGGAGTCAGTCTCTACCATAATGTTGTTGAGAGGGTCGCCACCACCAATGCTGGTGTAGTTGTAACTGGTATTCTTACCGCAACTTCTTTCAGAGGAGATGGATCTCAACTATCTGGTGTTCTTGCAGCATCTGAAGCAGGAATATCTGTTCAAGACGATCAGTCCGCTGTTGGTGTTTCTACTACCATAGACTTTGGTTCTGGTCTCTCAGTGTCTCCAGTCTCTGCTGGTGTTGTCACTGTTACTTCTGGTGCTGCTGCAGGTATAAGTCCTGTAATAGCAGGAATGATATTCTAAATAACTACAAGGAGATTTAAAAAATGGCTGCACCAAATCTAAAAAATCCAACAACTATTACTGGTAAGACTGCTGCGTATAGTATCGGAGCTGCTGCTACTAAACAAGGAATTGTCACTTGTGGTTCTTCAAGCAACAAAGTCCTGAAGATCAATTCAATTCTTTGTGCTAATGATGACTCTGCAGTAGCTGCAGATGTAACAGTTTCCATCTACGATGGTACTAATGATATTAATATCGCAAAGGATATTCAAGTTCCAGCACATGCAACCCAGATTATTTCTTCAAAAGAAACTTATTTTTATCTTGAAGAAGGAACTAGTTTGAGAGTAGAAGCTAGTGCTGCAAATGACATCGATGTTATTGTAGGTTACGAGGAAATCTCATAATGCCAAGAAAAAGAGGTCTTGTTACAGGCGCTTCGGTCGGTGCCAGACTGGGTGGACTAATTAGGTTAGATGATACTATTGATTTCTTGAGGTCCTTTGGTAGTGGACTTAGAAATTATACAGTGTCTGAATCAGTGTATAATCATGGTTCTGATATGTATGCACTTCGATTTGCTCAAAGTGGTACTAAAGCATACATTGTAGAAACCACTGGTAATTTAAAACAATATACTCTTTCCATTCCATACGATTTTTCAACAAAAACATTAGATGGTACTGTAGCTATCGATGAATTGAGTGAAAGATACGTTAGGGGATTTACAATATCTTCAGATGGTCGATATATTTACATAGCTGGAAGTGAACACGATGGAGTATCAATGTTCACTTTAAGTACTCCATTTGATGTAACTAGTACTCTTACTAGAGGATTCAATACTACAATACACAACAATATATCTGATTCTACTCAAGCTAGTGAGAGTTATATTAGAGGGTTTACTATGAAACCCGATGGAACAAGAATATTTGCATGTGGTTATGGTAATGACAGGGTATATCAGTGGAATCTAAGCACTGCATTTGATCTTACAACCTGTAGTTATGATAGTTATGGTTCATTGAATTATGAAAGTAGTCCAGTTCCTAGAGGTATTGAATTTAAACCTGATGGAACTAAAATGTATCTTATAGATAGTCAGTATGATAAAATATACGAAGTATCTCTTTCCAACGCTTGGGACGTAACTAGTGGAACTTTAAGTAATACTGCTAATTTTAGTATATCTTCTCAAGAATCTAGTCCTACTGGTATTAGATTCAGACCTGATGGTCGCAGTTTTTATATGATAGGAGAGGCTGGTAATGATCTTAACGAGTATCGTCTTACGACTGCATGGGATCTAAGTACTGCATCTTACTTTACCAATCTTAGTTTGACTGGATGGACGGAACATTTTGGATTTTCTTGGAACACTGATGGAACTCAACTTGTAGTTGCTGCTGGTGATAGTGCTAACCTAGAAATTATGAATTGTCCTGCTGCATCTGCGGGTACTTACTCTTTCAATGTTACCGCTTCAGGTTCGACTAATTATAGTCTTGCTGGTATTGACAGAGAGGGTGGCGTTGATGGACCCGATCCAAACGTATACATACATGTCGGGGATACTATTAACTTTGCCGTTAATGCAAGTAGTCATCCATTTTATATTAGAACCCATCCAGGTGGGTCAAATGTTTCTGGACCTACCAATCAGGGAGCTACCAATGCTACAGTGAGTTGGACTCCTAGTACTGCAGGAGCATATGTATATCAATGTGGTAGTCATTCGGGTATGGTTGGTAATATTTTTGTAGAACCTAAGGGATATGATTTATCTCAGATGACTACTACTGGTAGAACTACCCTCAGTATGGATGATGGTGCTTTAAACAATTCTGGTATAGTAACTAACGAAAGTCACGATTTTTATCATGTAGCAATATCAGATTGTTTGATAGTTGATTCTGGTACAAAAATACTCATGTTGGACCCATGGAATGTTAGTTATGATAAATTCTCATTATTTCCTTTCCGTGTAACTGATGATGCAACAACTTTAATTGATGGATGTAGAGATCTGGCAGATGATAATATTTCAGCTACAAATCCTTGGGATCTTGTGTGGAGTCCTAACGGAGACAAGTTTTTCGTTTTAGATCAGAATGCCGATAAAATACTGCAATATAGTGTAACTACTCCTTTTATTATTGATAGATATAATAGCACTTATGATGGGGTAAGTCAAAATATAAATGTTGCCGATGCTAGTCCATCTGGAATGTGTTTCTCTCCTGATGGAACTTTATTGTTTGTAATTGGTTCAAACGAAGATATATTGATATGTTTTCAACTTGCAAATCCATATGATGTCACAACTACTTTTACGGAACTTGGTGGCACTGGAAACAATAGAGAAGATTTAACTGATATTGACGGCTTTGCTCGTGGTGTCTTGATGGAAGAAACAGACCAGGGAGTATCAATTTTCTGGATTGGTGACACAAACGATTCGGTATATCGTAAAGACCTTCTAGGATTCTAACGCTTGACAGGGTTCGGGTTTCAGGGTATTATAAATAAATCAACGACGCGGGATGTAAAGTTCCGTTAAGTTGTACAACTCTCCGTAAACCGAGACCTCTAGGGAGTATAAAACACGTCTCTCATACCCGCGCCGGAGGGTGGCACGGGAATATTCTAACTGGTTCGTCCCCCGAACTCTTACCTAACCCTTTTTCAAAATGGCCAATTCAATTCTTTCACGTAATACACAAAGTTCAACCTGGGAAGACTTTTGCTCCTGGGTGACCAGCACCAACAATCGTCTGTACGTCGGTTGGTTCGGAGTCCTCATGATTCCAACCCTTCTCGCTGCAACGATCTGCTTCATCACCGCTTTCGTCGCTGCCCCACCAGTTGACATCGACGGAATCCGTGAACCAGTTGCTGGTTCTCTAATGTATGGTAACAACATCATCTCTGGTGCAGTTGTTCCCTCTTCTAACGCAATCGGACTTCACTTCTATCCCATCTGGGAAGCCGCATCTTTGGATGAATGGCTCTACAACGGTGGTCCTTTCCAACTCGTAGTCTTCCACTTCCTCATCGGCATCTACGCCTACATGGGTCGTGAGTGGGAACTTTCTTACCGTCTCGGTATGCGTCCTTGGATCTGTGTTGCATACTCTGCACCTGTTGCAGCAGCATCCGCAGTCTTCCTGGTCTATCCTTT